TGCGTCGTGCGGTTTTGATCCAAACGGGAAATTGTATGCTCTATGGGCTGTAAATAATATCAGCTATTCCAGTGTTTATTTGCAGGCAAATTTATCGGTAACGACTCCGGCACCCACCGGCGGCAACGGGGATACATTGATTGCATTGAATGATTCATCGTTAATTGATACAATTCGTGCTGATACTGCTACATTTAGTGTTGCCCATGCATTCACAAAACCTATTCGTTGTAATTATGCACATTTTACTACAACTGATTCTATGACCATAAATAAACCAATTTTTGTCAGAGATTCTGTTGTTTTTGAATCAACATCCAAAGTAGGTGCTTTATCGGGTTCTAAGTTGTTACCTTTTGCTTATCCTCCTTATAAATTAGTGATAAAGACCAATGGTAAACGTAATATACCACCTGTTCTTAAAAAGGGTCTAGGATATAATTCCTGGATATTATGGAAATAAACAATGTCAACAATTCATTTACCCGAAATTTCTAATGAGTCTGGTGATGTAATAGAACTAGGTTCAGGAAATACTTATATATTAGATGTTTATACTGATGGTGATTTTGACGGTACTCAGAATAAACATTCTTTGATAAAATCCGATACCTATGGTTCTACAGTAATTTTAGACCTGTCTGTTGTTGGTAATATAACGGTTAGATATTGTGACTTTTCTAATATAAACATAATTAATGGAACAGTTACATTTATTGGTGGAGATAATTATAATCAAAGTCTTCCTTCTGAATTTAATTACTTGACAGGAAGAGAAAATGTAAGTACCTATACTATTAATGGATATGCTTATGTTAGTGCTGTATCAGAGATTGCAACTTCTGCTATTCCTGAAAGTTATTTTACTTCTGGTACAAATTCAGGAATATCATCAGAACAAAATTATTTATGGTTTCTAAGTGGATCTGCTAATTAAATGAAAGGTTTATGATTTATGGATGAAATTGAATGTGATGAAAATAAAGGCTCAATGGAAAAAATCTCTGATGTCTTGAATACTACCTTTGAGCAAGATGTAGAAATAGCAGATAAGCAGATAGAAACAATAAAGCAGAAAAAGCTCTTAGTTTCTAAAAAGGAAGCTGAGGGGCTTGTAGTTTTAGATGATCAGGAAGAAATCAAAAACGGTCTGAGATCTGTTATTAGCAACTTAGAGATGGTGATGGAGAAGCTACAACAGGATATCAAGATTGGAAGTAAAGTCTATAGTCATTTTGTTTATTCTCAATGTGCTAATACCCTAATAGAAAGCTATAAAGAACTTGCAGAAATTAACAGAACGATATTTGATTGTAGGATGAAACTTTTACAACCAAAAAAAGGGAATGATGGTGCTGGAAGTAAATCAAACGAACCTCAGACTTTCTCTATGACTACAACTCAACTTTCAGATATGCTAGAAAATGCAAGGAAAACTTCGAGTATAAATACAATAGATGCGAGCTTTAAGGTAGTGGAATAAATGGGTAATAGACTGCATTTTATAAAGGAATTTCAGCGTAGAACCAATTAAAATGATCTTATGTGCATTATACTACCCTTTAATGATTATATAAGGTTTTAATCAATTTAAGTAAGGAGAATTACTATGAGCGGAACAGACGTACAGAAAACAGGATTCTTTGAGGAAAAACCAGGAGTTAAGAGTTCTACAAGATTTATCTATATAATAGGGATGTTATGGATGCTTATGGCTTCAAGTTTCTTTGCTTATAGGGGTCAATCGCCAATGGAAGTTTCCGCATTTGTGGCTGCAGTAGCTGTTGTGTTTGGTGGATTAAAGATTGCTAATGGTGCGCTAAATGAAAACAAACCAGAACAGAAATAATATGCCATTTAAGGACTTCTATTTATCAGAGATGCCACATGGATTAAAGGGAGTTGACTTTCAATTGGAGAAACCTAATTGGAATAAGATCATGATACAATTAATAAAAGATTCTAATAATGTTCCTATACTATTAGATCCTTTTTATAAATTGGGATATAAAGTAATGTTACAGAAGAAATTCTCACAGCTCTCAAAGGAAGACAAATCAGAGCTTCTTTTAGTTCTTCCAAATGAATTCAAGAAAGATATGAAACTATGAATACTTTAAGATCTATAATTTATGTGATTGCTTTCTTTTTATTTTCTCTGATACATTGTTCTCCGATTCAAATTTCTATCGCAGATACAATTAAACCCTATATTACAAATGAGATAACAATTCTTCAAGTGGATACAATATCAAATTCTAGCTATGGAGATGGTGTGATGTATCGAATTCGTTATAGATATTCAAAATAATTTCATTCTACTAATACAAAAATTATAAATACTATATGAGAGTGGAAGTAGAACTTTAGATTCTACTTCCGAGACAGGAATGAAATACTGTCTGTGCTCTCACGAAGTTATTTATAAACCTCAAAGAAAGAATGAAACCTATGTGTGACGAATCAAATTGTTCTTCAAGTATCTCAGCTAATCCAGAATTAAATCCTAAATTAACATGTAAGATTTGTGGGAAGATATGTAAAAATTATTTAGGAGTGTCTTCACATACCAGGCAAGCGCACAATATATCTTCTAAAGAGTATTATGATAAATTCTTTAAAAAAGATGAAGAAGGACTATGTAAAGAATGTGGAAAAGAAACATCATTTAAGGATATTAATATAGGATATAAAAGATTTTGTTCTATTCAATGTGGGGTGAAAAGTAAAGAAACTAAAATAAAGAAAATTAATACTAATTTATATAAACATGGTGTTAAAAATCCGATGCAGAATAAAGAAATTCAAGAAAAACACGCGACCGGTGTCTTTAAAAATTATGGTGTCTTAAATCCGAGACAAAATAAAGAAATTTGTAAAAAAGCGCAACAAACTTGTATTGAAAAATTTGGAGCTACTAGTCCAAGTGGAAATAAAGAAATCAGAGAAAAACAAAAGCAAACCTGCATGGAAAATTACGGAGTATTAAATCCGAGTCAAAGTAATATTATTAAAGAAAGAAAAAAAGAAACATGCATGAAAAATTGGGGAGCTGAGTGTTTTTTTAGTAGTAAAGAATATAGAAAAAGAGGAGAGGAATCTGGCAAATTTATTCCTTTAAATCAATTATCAGAATATCAATTATATAGAAGATTAGTTGATATAGAAACTCGCAAACATTTAAAAGAATTATATAATAAATGGGACGGATTAGATTATTATACAGGAGAAAAGCTAATTACTAAAAAAGAATTAAAACAATTATATCCATATAATAAACCCAAAGACCATCCATTATGTGCTTCTCATGATCATAAATTATCAGTTCAATATTGTTTTCTTAATAATCTAAGTATTAAAGATTGTAGTTCTATCAATAATCTTTGTATATGTTCTTGGTACAATAATGTATCTAAAAATTATAAAATAGATTCAGACTTTATTAAAGAATTAAATATTATAAATACTAATGAACAACATAATTAAAGGAATTGTATGTCTCTGATTGATAAATTAATTTTAGGACATCTCAGAAGAACTCATATCTCTCAGAATTATTTAATGACAGAATCTATAGAAGTTATTCAACAAGACAAATTATATAAAATAAATGATACGGCGAGGATTTCCTTTGAGAATGTGATTGAAGATGTCTGGAAGTTCGCATTGATTACTACAGAAAATACAAGAGAACTTGGACGTGTATATAAGGTCTCTGAGAATGATTATGTAGCAAGATCTAATACAGCACCTAACATAGAAAAATCTGGAAAGTCAATGGTAGATGCAGCTCTCGAATTATGTGCTTTCCTCGGCGAAATTTAAAGTTCTTCTAGTTTCTGATATTCCTCTTCTGTCATTTCTAAAATTTCATATTCCATTTTATCACCTGTTATTGCATTATCCAAAAACATTTTAAATTCTTCAAGTACATCAGTATAGATATTATAGCAAGTAGGAAGACCACCATGACTTGTAGATTTATAGACTTTCATTTGAATCTCCTATTTGATTTTTACGAGTTCTTTAAATTTTTTATTTGCCATCCTATAACGTCTACCTCTAAGATCCGACCATTCAATTTCTCCCCATTCAAGAATCATTACAATTAATTGCTTTACTACTCCTGGTAATCCCATCTTATTTGCTTTACTCATAGCCCAGATGTGCGCATAAAACTCATTATCAACTTTTGAATTATTACATATAATTGCATGGCCTATTTCATGTAATATGATTGCTTTGAGGAAATTAGAATCTTTTTTAACTCCAAAGTATTTCCTATTTAAAGAAAGCTGACAGACTCTTACATTTGTATCGTCTTTAGTCTGTGAGATTTTATTAGCACAAGGAACTCTACCGTCCATTTTTTCATATTTGACGAAAGGCAAGATTTCTAAGGTCTCATCTTGAATGATGTCCCATAAGAAATCTATTACCTGTCTTTTATGAAACATCTATGTAGCTTTCTTTGATTTTATAGGTTTATTTCTTTTAATATTAATATAACCAAGTTCTTTTGCATGTTTCTCGCACAGAGTCTTATACCATCCAAATCCTTCAGTAACTTTGGGCTTTCCTTTCTTCCCACATATCTCGCAGGTTATTGCAGAAAGCTGTTCGTATTTATCTATAATCGCATAAATTTTATCAGTACATCCATTAGAATAAAATCGGCCAGACCCATATTTTTCTTTTAATTGAACAAATCTTACTTCTCTATTTTTATCAGTCAATGCAATCTCCTCGCACATTTTTTCAATTAAATCATCCCATCCAGTTTCAAATTCAAATCCTGGAAGTTTCATATACGAAAATCGTTCTCTTATTAAATCTTCTTTTATTTTTTTAGTGCTCATAATTTAAATTAAAGGCCACAAGAATCATAGAATTTCAAAGGAGTTAAAAACATTCTATTGATATGGTGTGGCCTTGTTTCCTTACAGATAAATGTTAGTAAAGAATTCGACCGATCTGAGATTTTGAAAGATTAACTTTCTTTGCGAGACTGCGATGGCTGTACTTGCCTGTCTCGTAAAGATTCCTGATCTTGTCATTCCTCTTACACATCTGATCAAAACTCAATTTCTTCGCTTTACTCATAAACTAAACCTCTTCTGTTAATTGTTAAAGGACGCTTACATTTCCAGAGTAGAATAAATTTTTACATTTAACTCTCTGGCTTTTTCTCGACAGACTTTGCATGGATCAATTTTTAAAAGTTTTCCATGAGCATTAACGCGACATATTAAAATTGATTTAAGATTCTTTCCACAAGATTTCATGATTTCCATTTCTGCATGAAGCCCACCCCCACGCCAATTAAATCGATGCTTATTAAATGTGGTCTTTAAGATTCTACCATCACTTGAAATTCCTATTGCGCCAACCCGATATCTACAAATGGATTTCAAAGCTTTCTTCTTTACTGTCTCTATTATATTATCTTTAAACATCTTTAAGAACTTTCAGAACTTCTTCTTTTCCAAGTAACTTAAAGAATTTTTGAAGATCGAAATCACCATGAAAATAAGAGTTGAGCATTTCTTTAATATCATAATTATTACAATCTGGTCTATAACAAACAAAGTCTCCATTTTCATCATACAATCTCATATTAATTTCTCCTCAAATGTCTTGTAAAAATAGATAGAACATACTCCCAGATTTTAATATTCTTTTGTCTTAGTGTGGTGTCAGTATTTTTATTGGATTTTTCTTTGTCTATATTTCCTTGGATGATATTGAGAGTGCTCTTTAAATTAATTTTCCCCATCATCATCAAAGAAATAATATTATCTAATTGTTTCTTTTCTGGGCTAGCTGGCATACTTGCGAAAAACTGCAATAGTTCTGTGAGAAGAATTTTAAACTGATTATTTTTGTTGCTGGCCATGATCTTCTATTTTGCTTTCTTTGAATCTGGAATTAGCTATTTTCTTTCTAATTTGTTCTCTCTTATCTTGGAAATCTTCCTCTGATTCTATAAGATTTTCTATATCTGCAATGTTTAACTTCGGCATCTAATTCCTTCTAATAAAGTATAATGTTTTTTTGGAGTAATGTCAAGATATTTCTTTTATTTATTAAAGTAATTCTGAAGAGTGATCAGAAGAAGTAACTGGTTTTGTATTGGTTTTTCCATAGTCATTGCAATAAAATCCAGCACCTATGAAATTTAACCTTACATTTTTATTTAAAGAAAATTGAGGTTCCATCTTACCTTTTTGGCATTTGGGGCAGACATTAGGAACTTTCATAGCTGTTGGGGCAGAAAGTCCCACCATGTATTCATCTATAAATCCACACATAGAACACTTGTAGTCAATCATTTTTCTACTTTCAATTGTACTTTAAGTTTTTTAATAGTTTCTTCAATGTCTTTGAATTCTTTGAGAACTCCGGCTTTGATGAATTTGGAGGTTGCTTGCAGTTCTTTAACAGATCCTTTAAGACTCTCTACTTCACCTTTTACTGAGCTACTTGTCTGGGCTGCCTTTGATAGAATTCCTGCACTCTCTGCAAGTTTTTTATTATTAACTTCGATCTTCTCGTAGATTTTTTGACATAAATCCACAAATTTTAAAATCAATTCCTCAAAGGCAATACGATTCCGTCGAAGGGCTAATAGTTCTATTGTAAGCCATATGAGAATGATAGATTGTGCTATTAGTAAGATTGTCATTTATCTTCTTTCTTTGAGTTTTCTTTGAGGAAGGTTCCAAATTTATCGTTCCACTCCTGCATTTTTTCTTTATCTGAGAAAAATTGAAAAACATTTTGATCAATTTCGGTTCTTAAATTCTCGTAGGTTCCTATTAGCATCGATGAACCGCCCTCAACCCATATCTTATATAATCCCATTTGCACCATGAAAAATCCTTGGTTTAATCCCATTTTAAAAGAAGGTAGGTCGATATTTGAGGTTTGTGTGTCGGCATCTGATAGGTCATTTTCTGGTGTATATGGGTTATTTAATGGTAAGACAACTATTTTTAGAAAGACATATAAGAAGACTAAGGCAATCAATCCTAGAACTAACATTCCTGCAATAACCATCAATGTTTGCATAATGACAATCTACCTCTTTAAATAATTAGATATTTTCGATACCTAAAAGAATTCTAAAAGATTTAATTGATCCCTCAAAAATCGGATTGGTCTGCAAGGTTCTAATCAAATTACTCTTAGAAATCGCGTCTGTTGCTTTCATGTTTTTCATTAATTCATCTTCAATCTCAACTTTTTTAGCGTCAGAAAGATCACTAAATTTAATAATCACTACAAGGTCCTCTTCTATAGGAGCATCTCCAACATTACTATCTACAGGAACATCGGCTTCTATAATCTTTGAAATGTCTTCAAGGTGCGTCATGATTAATCCTTTTTCTTAATTAAATAATCTTCCATTTTTTTAGAATTTGATTCTACTGGAACTTCTTCTTTAACTGATACCATAGCTACAAGTACTGTAATTTCCTTGCACGCATCTCCGAGAACTGCTTTGAGTTTGTTGAGTTGTGAGAGAACATTAATATTACCTGTCTCAATAACACTATCTAATTCCTGAAATTTAGCAACGTCCTGCAAGCTTCCTTCGATATCTTTACAGAGTTTCTCGAATTTTCCTGCAAGCTGTTTTGTTTCAGATTCACATAATAGATAATTACTTAATCCCATAATATTTCTCCTATTGCATTAGATTGTTTATTGGTTGTATCTATTTTAAAATTTTCTTGTATTGTCTTAAAGGAATTCTCATCATCAAAGTAAATTATAGAATCTTCATTATCTGATTCTTCTTTGAATTTATTGAGAAGAATTATATAACTTCCTTCTATTAAGTATTTATAACCATAGCCCCAATCATTCTTATATTCCTCTATCTCGATAATATATTTATAATCCTTAGAGAATTCTTCTACAAGACTATCAAATTGGGATTCTTTGATTTTAATATAACCAGATTTCCCTTTAATAGGAGATGTTGGTTTATTAAAATAGAATCCAAGGAAATTCATATTACTCTTTCTTTTGATCGCGGTCCTTATAGAGAGCTACAATATCATTCTCTGAGAAAATCACAAACGAGTCACCGGGAACTGCTTTACCATCTATAATTTCATCTTTCTCTTTAAGCTCATACCATTTACCATTAAAGACAAGACAAATATCTCCCGGATGCACTTCATTAGGAACTATACCATTATGACTCATTGTTCCTCTACCTACTCGAATTGCAGTCACAGTAATATAAGGATCTTTACCTCCAAGAATATCATTTGGAAGAATCAAACCACTTTTAAGTATCTTCTCTTTCCTTGGATCATTAATAATCTTTCCTATGATCCTGTTGCCTGTAGGAATATAAGATGTAATTCCTTCGATTGTCTGTTTATCATCTGCAAAAATAATAGAATCTCCACTTGGATCTGAAACTGACATGATAGTCTCCTATGTTAGTATTTATAATTTTTCTATGTCTTTAATGATTGAATGAACAGATTGTCTGAGTAATTCTAAATCTCCATCATTCTGTACAATATAATCAAACCACTCATAGTTATCTAATGCGGTTTCTGATAGATGATTTGATTTCTCTTTTGTTATTCTTTCCATTTTAACTGATATAACTGTGCGGTCTTCTACAAGTTTCTGAGGAAGATCAATTTCATTTGGGAACCTTACATCAGTTACTATGACAAATTTCTCTGAGTAATCTTTGAGTTTTTTGAGGAATTCTTTGATCCAGAAATTGTCATCAACATACTTCCTAAAAAGATTGGTTCCTACTACTTGTAAAATTAAACGAGTTATATCATTCTTATCCTCAAACCAATTCTCATCTTTAGTATGTATCTTATTGACAACTTTATTGATTTTCCTTTTCACAGTATCAAATCTTACATCATCATAGATAGGCACATTTGCTTTGACTTCTTCTGCAAAATGATTTAAATAATCTGTGAGAACTATGAATTCCTTAGAGCAGATTTCTTTGAGAACTGCGGCGAATGCATCTAACTTGACAGAATATCCTTTTATATCACATTCCCTTTGAAACATCTCAGCGAATGTATTCTTCCCTGTCCTCATCTTTCCTGCAACTAAAATCAAATATTTCTTATCCATTGGTTGTTGTCTCATTTAAAAGAACAGGAGAAACATCTGTATAATCAGTTCCCAAAACTCCTCTTACATGGCCTTCTACGATGATTACTTTTTCACATTTGCAGTGATTTGTAGTGCCCTCAAATACTGTTATAATTTCGCCGCAATGCAAACATTTAATCTTTTTTTGAATATTCATTTGATTTCCTTTTTAGATATAATTGTTCATTTTCTACTTTTTTAGTCTTTGAAAACATATCATCTTTAAGTTTTTTAGGCTTACGACCGAAGTTATTCTGCATATGAGTAACTCCCATCTTGGTCTTTGTAGATGTTTAAGATTTCCTTACATTCTTTCTCATCCATCATACTTATATATTCGTCTATTTTCCTCAAATTAATACCAAAATGCTTTGCGAGTATCTTCTTCTCCTCAAAATTAAAGTCCTTTTCTTTTTTGATATACTTAAAGAATATATTTTGTTGGGGGAGAATAGACTTATAGTAATTATAATGTTGTTCCTTGGGAATCTCATAGAAATTTATTTGAGCACATATCAGTAAGAATACATCAACCATTGAAATAAATCTGTTGATCATAAAAGTATCATAGGCTTTTAGAACTTCAGGATCTAAGAAATCAAGATCTTTCTTTGGATCTGTTATTGCTTTAAGGCAATCAAATAAGGTCATATTATTTCTTTATAGCTTGCCAACAATGAAATCTTTTACACCAATCCAATCTGTCTTTGGTCTTTTTCAATATCTTACATTTTCCTGTATCTTTACCTTTATATTCTTTAAAGAACATACAAAAATCACAAAGAGGATCTCTACAATTAGGACATTTAACCATCTTACTCCTCGATCACCTTAAGTAAATCATTCAAATTTTTAATCTTTTTAAATCTTTTCCAGGTACTTGCCTTTGCTGCCATTCCTTTTTCTCCCATTCCGTCTTCATAACAATACCAAGAAAGCCACGATTCAACATCCTCTGCATCTTTATCTCCTGCTAAAATTACTGCGATTGCTTTAGTATAAACTTCAAACATCTTATACGAAGCATCAAAGATATCGCTCTCACATATATCACATCCCAAAGCAGCAGCCAAAGCATCATATGATACATCTAAGTTCTTATATGCTACGGCCCACTCTGTTAGTAATGCGATTTTTTCTTTCTTTTCCATTTAATTACTTTACCTCTCGGATTAATAGATTAAGGAAATTTTTAGCTGCTTGATTAGAGATTTCATGTAATTTCTTTCTTGAATCTCTACTTTTCTGTCTATAGGCTTCATCTTGAAAAGCTACCGCAATATTAGCTTGATAAGAATAATAGTATCCTTGATCTTCTCTCAGTGCCTTACATAATGTTTCTGCTGCTTTTTGAATTTTCATTTGTTAGATCTCCTTTAATATTGTTTGGTTTTAAAATGATAACAGAAGTCAATAAATTTCCCGTGCTTTCTTCATAATCTTTTGCTGCCCTAATCCATTCACTCGGAGCATTATCATACAATTCTCCAAGATTAAATTCTAAATAACCATCGCTACATTTATCTTCATTTATAATATCTTGACAAACATCACAAAGATAAGTTCTAAACCAAGTTCCACTGTCAACTACTTCATTTCTATGCGCTCTTGATCCTTTTGGAATAATACCAGCACATCCAAAACACTGATGATTTTTCTTTGTCTTTACTGTTTTAAACCAATTATTCATTATATTTCAATTTCTATTATTTCTGATTGTTTATTTATATCGGGAGTTATTACATTATTCTTTTCTCTCCAAGCTTTAATGCTCTCATAAGTCACAGGAAATTCGATTCCTTTATTTTTCCACTTAGCAATAAACTTATCCCTCTCTGTCTTCCATTCTTCATTCTCGTTGCTCTTACCCTCAGATTTATGATAGACAAGGATATCAGCTACTCCTATCTTAAATCCCTTTGTTAAAAAACTCATACATAAATCTAAGTCATAAAAGTGGTTTCCTACGTATGTCTGTGTGTCAATTTCAATTCCTCCTGCTCTCAGATATTTTCCGAGAGTAATCAAGCACATGCCATCAACTGCTACGAGATCATCGAAATATCCAACTAATCCTTTAATTAAATGAAACCCATCTCCTGGGGATTTATCTTTAGAGCCTTGGATTAGATGTCCTCGTAGATTATTTGAGGAATTTTCCCACCAACAAGCAGATTCTTTAAGTTCTTTAGTTCCTACAAATCCTAAAAGGGCTATATCTTTCTCTGAGAATACTAACTCTACTTTTTCTCGGAAATGATTATCTAAGAAGTTTGTGTCATTGTGTGAGAGAATTATTATATCGTCGTCTTTTAATTCGTTATTTTTAAGTGCTTTGATTCCTCTTGCATACTTATGAGATATTGTATTTGGTTCAGTAACATCATCAACACAATTAAATACTCTCACAGGAAATTTTAGAGAATTAATACCATGTAATACTATATTATTAAAAATTGGTTCGTCGCCAGAAACTCTTGGTATTATTATTTTCCAATCTCTATTCATTTTATTTTCCTATTTGTTCTTCGGGAAAATTAAGACATGCAAATTTCCCAAAATACTGTTTAGATGCTTTATCGTATGCTCTAGCTGCTTCTTCTGAGGATAAATAATATCCTATCGAAACTCGTTTTCCATTATAAGTGTACCTTGCTTGAAATTTATTATTGTGTTTTGTTACGCCCTTATATCTACTTAAATTGTCTTTACGAATTTTTTGATTCATGTGATTGTGTATTTTATCTGTTATTCTCAAATTTTCTCTTGTATTATTTAATCCATTATGGTCCCTATGATCTACATTTTCTCCTTTAAAAGTATCTGATTTCATAATAAAAACATGCATATATAGATTTTTCCACTTTCCACTTTCTACTTTTATAGTTCTTTTACTATAAAAATTTTCGGAGCGAGGATTATAAGTAACGCTCCATTTCCATTGTATTACTCTATCATAATCTTCATCATCTAATAATACTATCTTTCTGCCATGTGTCTTAGAATCTATTATCAGTTCTTTCATATTATTTATTCCTTAGTATCATTAACTCATAAAGAGCGGCTGCAAGTTGTAATTCTTTATCTATTGCTTTATCCGAGCGATAACTATAATGGGCAAGAGTAATGGTTGCCTCTGGTTGTTTCGACTTATCAAAAGTTGGGATTAACTTCTTATAAAAAAAAGTATACCATTCATTATAGTTAATATTACTGTTAATTATAAATTCCCTCGCAAGATTGAATTTGTTGGTAGTTATTAAATTAATTATCTCATCATTAATTTCAACTGCTTTAAGAACACCAGAGTCAATCAAACCATGTTCTTTAAAATAATTTTGGCAGACACTCAACATTTTCCTAACAGAAGGATAGTGCTTGATAATCAAAGGTACTATAACTGATTCATCATAATTTACTTTCTCATTCTTAAGATAAAGATTAATTCTCTTTTCTATCTTTGGTACCATTTCCTCTTTGTTTTTAGAATATAATTCTCCAAAGTTAACAAGATGAAACCTGTCCATCACGGGTTGTTGTATTTGTGCTATTGAATTACAGGTCACGACAAACCTACAAAGGTCTTGGAAGTCCTCTACGCACCCTCTCAAAGCGGTTTGAAACGCAGTAGATAAGCCCTCGCACTCGTCTAACAATATAATCTTCTTTGTTCCCTCTTCAAAGGTCGCACAGGAAGCAAACGACACAATTTTATCTCTTAGAATATCAATCCCGTTCTCTAAGGAAGCATTTATAACAAGATTATCACATCCTATATCATTAATCAAACACTTTGCTAAACTACTCTTTCCTGTTCCTGGACTTAGAGAATACAGAATAAGATTAGGTATTTCTCTTTCTGTGATCATCTTTGAGAAATAGGTCTTAGTTGTCTTTGGCAGAATTATTTCGCTCATTGTATTCGGACGATATTTCTCGGTCCAGATCGAATATGCAAGTCTTTTATCCATTATTAACTACTTCCGCTAACTTATTAGATTCTTCTATACGTGTCTCCGGCATTATAGGACTTGCAGACAATCCAATTCCTGCAACTTCTTTGCCATTCTTTAACAATTCCAACATTTTATTATGTATGAGTTTTGTCTTTGTTCGTTTCTCCCATTTATTAAAATTTTTCAATGCGTAAACATTCTGAAGATTCCTCTCAAATTTCTTTCCTTCTTCTTTTCGATCATTCTCTGTTTGGGGAATTGACATACATCTACAAGGAATCCAAGCTTGCGTAGTAGTATTAAATCCAGTATATCCTCTACCATAGCATTTGCCGCATCCAGATCTCGGTTCCTTATATTTTGTATTAGTACTCTCGAAAAATGCCTTAATCTGAAGAAGCGGAGAAACATCCTTCTTATCAATAACAGTACCTTTATGAACATCTATAAACTTCTCGTCTTTTGCAGGAGCTACATATTTCTCTCCTACAAGACTATCACCTTCCTCAAAGTTCTCATCAGCATATAATTCCTCTTCATCGGGAACAATAGCAGGAGTTACAGCTTCAAACTTTTTAAGATCATCTGCATTAATATTAGGATCTACATTTTCTTCTGTCATGATTAATTCTCCTCTTTAATCTTACCTGTAAAAAGATCAACAGTTATAGGATCATCTTTGAAGGATGCTTTGATTTGTCCTATTGTCTTGATTTCAAATAAATAATCTCTCTTAGGAATGTTTAGAAGGAAGTCTGCATTGATTGTAAAGTTAAATTCCTTTGAGAACCCTGTGAGATTTTGTATTGTGAATGATTTGCTGTAAGTCTTGTCATATGCTTTCTGCTTCGGATTAATGTTCATATTTACAAGATCTATATTCACAACAGTAGCATTTCCATATACACGAGCTTTGCGTTTCTTATCAGAGGAAATCAAAGAACTTGCCTTACCAAAAGACTCCAATTCCTTTGAGGTAAACATAAAAGAAAAATCAGATGATCCCCAATTAGCGTAAAGTTTTGTCATATCAATTATCTCAGAACATGCCCTAGGATCTTTGAGGTAATATTCTGTCTTTGATGATTTGTCACTTATCACAATCTTATTATCTACAATGTCTATTTCGGGATTATCAAAGAGCTTGACGAACTGATAGAATTCATCAAAGTTATAAAATGCCAGTTGCTCTTGGGGAAACTCAAAGGATTTGGCAGGTGCTGAGAGATTCATCCAAATAAAAGACTCTGCTTGTTTGTGTTTGATGAAAATCTGATCGTTTCCTTTTACCATTACGATGGAGTTATTAATAGGGGAGAGACTCTTAACGACATCAAAGAGCTTGCGGTCATAGGAGAGAGACATACATTAGTTCCTTTCAATAGGAGTTATATAAAATCTTACTAATAAAGTATAATGTTTTTTTGGAGTGATGTCAAGGTTTTTCTTTATTTATTTCTTTAGCGGACCAAACTACAATTCCACCATCTGATTGCTCGAATTGTGCTGGTATAAGAGTGTTTTGATCAACTACAAAATCCAGGGTATCTCCAGACTTATAAGATGGATGTATATAAAAAGATGTATTATTTTCTGAATCTACTGCTGCTCTTAAAGAAAAATCTATGATGTTGTTCTTATAGTTCTCAATTAAATATTCTTGTAAGTTTTTCATTTCTTATCCTTTCTATTTTCACATTTTTTGATAAAGTCTTCAAGGTAGTTCTGACAAAGTTTATTGAAGGTAATGTCCTGTTTATGAGCTTCAATTGCTAACTTTAAAAACTCTGCATCTGTGAGATCTACTGTGATTGTCTTGTAGGTGGGCTTTATCATATTAAACTCCTATTGTCTGTTAATGAAATAAGTTTTTCTTTTAACTCTACTATTCTTTCACGACATTGTTTTCCTGCTTCTATTCTCTCTGATCGCCATCCATGTACATAAGCTAAACCTACGAGATCATCTATTTCTTCTCCGAGCATTTTAATATAATCTTCATAGGCTTTGATTAGATCATTCATATTAAGTTCCTGTTTTGTTGCTGTTGTTAAGAATTTCGAGTGCATTATAAGGATCTATTTGAGTAGGTGGATTAATTGCTTTTCTATAGCTACTTATTTTACAAACACCTATTGGATTTACTTCCTCAAAAGTTTTGTATATTACCTTTTTACCACTGCCAGCGGGTTCTTCAAATTCCCAACTACCATCTTTTAATTCCCGTAAATTTGATGGTTGACTTTTCATTGTTTTGTTTCCTTATCTATTTCTTTAATAATATCAGTTACTAACAAACCAGTATCTTCATCAAAATAATGAATTATAAAAACAAATGTTATTCTTCCGTTTGGATAGTGCCTTTCTTCTATTGCCATCATTCTTCATCCCACCATTTTGAGTTTGCAATTTTCTCACATATATAATAGCATCTATGATTAAGGATATGGTCATCAATCCAATCTAATATTAGAACTGTGAGATGTTGCAGAAAATTAATCATCTATTTTTTGGTTCCTAACATACAAGAATCACCATCACAAAACTTCTCTGTCTCTGCTTGTTCATTTTTAATATGTTTGAAATTTACTTTCTTAATATTTTTATCTAATTTATTGAATTCTTCTTCTGTAATTTTTTCATATGGTGCTTGTTCGTATACTTTTTTATCTTTTTTAGGAAGAAATGATATACTTTTTAATTGATACTGAAAGTAATTTAATGCTGATAGTAATTGATCTTCTTCATCTTTTTTAAATGTAACAGTACAAGAAACTTGATTGTCAGACCAATATTTTTGTAGGAATGCAGCTAAAGATAATTGCTCCCATATAGTAATATCATCTGTAGTTTTTAGATTTTTTTCTTCAAATTTAACAGGAATTTCTACGACTAATGTATTTTCTTTTTCATCTTTACAAACTTCTATTTTATATCCAGCTTTAGTTAATGGTTCAATTATTTTACTATTTTTACTTATTCTTACTCTTCTAATATAATATAATGATTCTGGAAAATGCATTCCCGGAGTTACCCCTGCAAGCAAAGAAATACTACCTGACGGTTTAACACTTGTCTTTTTTATACTTTTCGGTATAGCTAGCCATTCACTGTATTCCGTATCTAAATCATCAAGATACTTATATCCAGATTCACAATATTCTTTTAAAAGATGTATTCCTTTTTTTGCTATAAATTGAGTTATACCTGTAAGCGAACACCCTATTCTTCTATTTCTTAACATGACTCTATTTGTAACAGGCCAATGTGTTTTACCAAGAGTAACTGTTTTTGCGTAAAGATACGCAAATTTTAATGTTCTTAAAAAATCATCTTTGTCAATACAATTAGTAGGAAATACTTCTACGAGGCAACAACACTCTCCACTTTCAAGACTTTGCTCGGCGCAGGGATTGCAACCAGTAATTCTAAAATCTTTATTATCAGCTCCATTATTCATTCTTGAATATTGTTTTGCATTTTCCAACCACAAATACCCTGGTTCTCCATTGTTTTTTGTTCTTTCAATAATTTTTGAATAATCCATTCCTATCTCCGCAAAAACACTATTATTAGAAGTCCAACCATATTCTTCTCTATCAGGATTTACATTATAATTTTTAAGATCAAGATACTCTTCTGAAGAAGGATCACCAAAGACAATCTCTGCTGTCCTTCGCACATTTCCTGAAACGACGCACTCTCCAATCATATTCATAATGTCTACTAAATATCTTATAGAAATTGGTTCGCCAGTTGCTTTATTTAATGTTTTTCTTATATTTGTATGAAGTTTTTCTAAAGGTTTCGATCCAGAAGAAATACCACCAAACCCTTTAATTGATTCTCCTTCTTTTCTTATCTGTGAATAATCAAATTCTATATCTGCTAAATTATAAGAATATGCTTCTAATAAAATTTTTACAGAATCTACCCATCCTTCTCGCGTATCTGCTATAATATATTTTTCGGATTTTCTATCTTTGTTTACTCCTTTGATAATTATTTTTTCCGCTCCTCTACAATCAAATCCAACTCCAACACCTAACATACTCATATCCATTAAAAAGCAAAAAGGCATTGAAAAGTCTTGATCAATTGTTTCTGTGCTTATGAATGAACAATTATTTAATGCTGCATAAAGATGTTTTTCTTCTGTTATAGGACTTCCCATTGCCCATAACCCACGACCAGGAGGGAGAAATTTCATATTAAACATTCGATCATACATTTCTTGAGCGGATTTTTGAGCCTTCCAAGCATTCCATCCAAGCCCATGTTCATCTATCCAATGTTTTTGCATTGTATATGTTCCATTGACAACTCGCTCACATGTTTCGTACCATTCTTCATTATTTCCATCTTCTTTAATTCTTGAATAAGTTCTTATATAAACAATTTCTCCGAGACCATTAAATCCGAAAGGAGGCTTTTTGTTTTTATAAGTCTTTACAAATGTATCAGATAATTGAAATTTAGTATGCATTCTTTAATTCTCCTTGATATTAGCTATATTGTTACCATATTTTATCATCCATTATTATTTTCCATGTTATTCCATTTTCCCTACACCATTTTTCGGCGGCGGACCACTTGTTAGAATTCACCGCGTATTGTTGTGCCTTAAACTGGAACTGACGGAGAGATTTTTGAGTTCTTCGCTTTGGCATTTGAGGGGCTATTGTATCGCTTTTTGATTTGATTTCAATTAAATACTTTCCTATTTTTCCATCATTTTCTTTAATCTCTACATACAGATCGGGCACATACTCATGTTTTTCGACGTGGTGAAGTTTCCAATTTAAAAATACAGGACGCAAATATGGAATTGTCATGCCCTCATATTCCCACCTTAATACATTTAAATTATTGTCGCAAAAATAGAAGACTCGTTGCTCTAAATTTGATTTATAAAAGATTCTTGTTTTCTTTTTATTAATATATTTTTCTGGCTTTTGAAGAACATACCAATCCTGCTTCCATGCCATAATACTTATCTCAGTTTCTTTATTTTTTCTCCAATTACCGCCCAATCATTCAATAATTTTCTGAGTTTGTGCTTGTTAAAAAACTTAAACAAAACAATTGTATCAATGGGAGAAATCTTATAGTTCTTGAAATTATTTATAACATTAATACATATATTTTCTGGAATTTGAGTTAAGTCGATTAGCTTCTTATTCATCTCCCAATTTTCTCTAAGTTTTTTATCTGTATCTAAAAAAGCTTCCAGACCAGATTCTAATATGGATGCCGCAGTCTTCGGACCAATTCGAGGTCTTACAGGAAGTACAGAATCTCCTCCGTCTCCTGTAAGAATTTTGAGTTGTAAAGACTTGCTTGGATTAATACATTCAACATATTCTTTAACGACTGGTTTAAACTGTTTGATTCTCTGAGATACTAAAAGTTGATGAAAATCTTTATCTGATGAAAGAATAACAATATTATCATCTTTAATCTCTCTGGATAAAATTGAAATAATATCGTCTGCTTCACACCTATCAACTTTGAGGGAGATAATATTTGTAAATGTACTCTTAATATCTACTAACATCTCATTTAATACTTCATACCATATGTCCCATTTAATATCAGATTTTTTCCGCTTTAGCTTTCGCTCCCATTTATAATCTTTGTATATATCATAACGCCAATTATTAGATGAATCCTCTGCTAATATTACTTTCTGTGGCGAGAATCTTTCAATATTAGAAAAAATACATCCAAGAAATGCACTCTTCCATAAATCAAAGTGGCCGTTATCTGTTGGATTAGAGTAATGAACAGCGTGTAAAGTATTATGAGCAATATTACTCACATCCACGATCAAAGTTAATTCATCTTGCTTAAAGAAATCATCTAATTCTTCTTCTGATGACATTATGATCTTTTGCCTCCGTGCCTTAAAGTTCTTGATTTATTATATTCGTGTTTTCTTTCAACTGCAGACTGTATATCAATTTTAAGTTTTCTACAATTATCCAAGACTCTAATTATGATATCAGCAAATTCCTCTTCAGCACATGTTAATGGATCAATACGAGCGTCTACCATTTTCTCAGATTTATCGCAGAGACTATGAAGATTATTATTTCTCCAAGCTTCATGTAACTCGCATACTTCATCGTGCAAATTATTACAAGCACGTTCTACAAATGCATCTTCTCCTTCTGACTCTGAATGCCAGCCTTTTTCCCATGCAAGACTATGGACAGCATCTGCAATTTCATTAAGAGTTTTCATTTAATACCAATCCATCGGATAACTATCATCGTCAATTGGTTGTATCTCATCTCCATTATCTATTTTTCCCTCTAATTTTTCTTTAACTAAGTTTTCCATATATTCTTCGTGATACCTTTTTTGAGAATTACTCATATTATGTCTTCCTCTCCACTGAATAATGTTTTAGTATAAGGACTAACTTGTACTGTATTACTATCATTATCTACATAAATTTCAATCTTAGAATAATCTATAGGAGTCAAATACAATCCCATGCTCTCTAATTTCTTTGCTTCATTAATAAGATAGGATTTAATTTTATGTCTTGTATTTTCATTGTTGATAGAGTATAGAAAATTATCTTCTAGTTCTTTATGAATTCTTTCTAGTTCTATTTTTCTTAGTTCTTTTAATTCTTCTCTGTTCAATTATTCTCCTTTATTAAAACAAATGAAATAACTCGGCTAATCATTACAATTTTATTTAGTTGATCCATATCATTAAAAGTAATTATATTTCTTGCATACAAAGGTATAGATACTCTTAAATTTTCAATAAATAGTTGATTTCTAAGATTTTTCATTTTTTACCTTTCATTTATCTTAGGCAATCTCATTTTCATTATAGATCCTGCATTTGTTCTTCCATCATAATCCTCATCTACCACTACAGCTCCACAATCTTGACACCATCTTACAACAACAGAAGAATTATCATATCTTGAAGAAGCATTATAAATTTCAATTAGATTATGAATTCCTTTACTACACATTTTACTTATCCTTTCCTAATAGATTCTGCAAAGTCTGGAACATTACCACAAGAGAAATATCCACCTTCATGATTCTTGCAGCCTTTATTAGAACAATATAAGTACCAGTCCCAATACTTATTATTAGGATCTTTGGTATCTCCACTCATTTCATCATTACAAAGACAAAATATCAAATTCCATCCACAATCTCTACAATAATAATTAGGTTCAATACTACTTTGATCTGGTTTATGATTCATTTCAATTCCTCCAATGTTCCTACAACTAATTCTTTATGCTCGATCTGTTCTAAAACTTGGTCAATAAAAGATCTCCAATGAGGAAGTATATGATTCTTTCTCTGTACTATGATATTCTGCAATGTTTTATACGACATGCACCATTCTCTTGTCTGCAAGAATCCTTCTGGGAGTTTCCTTTTAATTCTCTGAAAATCTTTGAGAACTATGAGACCATTTAGTTCTTTGAGATAGGATTCAGATATATCATAATCCTCAAAGTTCTCAGATGTTAATTCTTTCTTTAAGATTGTATGAACTGTTGATTCGCTTTGCTTTGTAGAAATCCTAAAAGTATCTGCTTCAGCCCACCAATATCGAGGAGCTTTAACTTCCAACCAAATAATCATATGCTCTAAGAATTTATTATGTCCTCCTGATTTATTGCAGAGTCTTTTAGCAACACCTCCCATTTTCTCTATTAGCTGATTCTTATTTAAAGACAATCCATATAGAGCAGAATTATAACCTGCTTCATCTAATTTCTTAACTGTTATTTGCATTAATTCTTTACTTCTTTCTCATTAACACAGCAAACTTTAATTCCTATAAGTTCTTTTGCAGTCATTCCAGATTTCACAAAACAAGTTAATTCTCCTCTTTCAAAATTCTTATTAATATAGTCTGCTTCAAAATCCGTATCAGGTACTATCAGCAATCCATCTTTAATAATTTCTACTTTCATAATTAATCTCCTTTATGATGTAAGTAAAGTATAATGTTTATTTGAGAAGAAGTCAAGAGGAATCTACGAAATATTTCCTATATGAAGATCTAATTTTTTAGCCAGCCATATATTAAAACATGTGAGACTATGAAAGTGATTGTCATTTAATTTAACATATTCACCATCACATGCAATTTCAGAATACTCTCCGTTATCAGATGGACGAGTTACAATCATATGATCTTTATCTAAAATTTCAGTATTACAAGCATCACAGCTAATAATCGTTACATTCTTTATAGTCATTTCATTCTCCTTTAATTTTATAGAATAGAGTTTTATAAGCTTTCTCAGTCAATTCTCTTCCTGTGAGCATCTGAAATAAATATGTCTGCCATTCCTTATAATTCTTCTGGATCTCTAAGGCTTGGTCTTTCTTTGTTTTTAGTTCTTTCAGTTTCTCACAGATCTCAGATAGTTCTTTCAGTTTCTCACATGTCTTTATACCATTTTCTACGATGTCTTTTAAAGTATTCTTGCATGCCTCTGCTATCTCGTAATCGAAGGTCTCTACCATTTTATCATAGAACTCAGAGTATGTAGAAGGTTTTCCGAAAGAGAGCCAGACATCATAGACTTTATCGTAACTTCCAAGAAGAGATTTCATACGATGCAAACTAAGGTACCAAATTGATTTGAGCTTATGAAGAGTCTGGCCGTTATTAGTATATATCACAACACCTTCGATGCCCTTGGATGCCTTGATAGATTCTATGAGATCTGTGATTGTTTTAAACTTATATATCTCAGGTCGCTTCATTCCTATCTCTTTAGCATATACATCTAATTCACTTTGAGTAAGTAAAGAATAATCTTCATGTTTTACTACTCCGACAAGATAAAAGTCAACCTCTGGATATTTTAGTATGATCTGGTTGCTTGGAGAAACCCATTCAATTAAAACAGAATAATTCCAGGTCTCTGAGTCATATGAGAATATTTTTGGATATCTTTCTTTGAGAAGATTTAATTCACTTCCATTCTCATGTATAAAGGCATCAAATGTTCCTCTTGTGCGTATGATTAACTGCCCTTTATACTTACTACAGATACACAAAGAACCGTCTAATTTAGCAGGAAGAATAGCATTAGAGATATCAGTGGGAGGAGGTGAGAGTTCTGCTTGTTCTCCATAGTTGAAAAATTTGGGAAAACCTGCTGAGATAAGAGTTCCATCTTTGGTCCATACAGAAGATCGAAATATGAGATTGTCTTTATTCCAATGTGCTTCAAGTTCTGGTTGAATTAAAAGAACATCCTCTTCAGCAATTTTACCTTCGTGAATTCTGAATTCTGATGCATCTATTAATTGTAAAAAGCTTGGAAGTTTCATTTGATTTTTGTTAGATTCAAGTAAACATCATAACATCCATCACCACCCATAGAACTAATAATAAAAGCTTTATCTGTATTTAATGTTTCTCCATATGATGTTTCGTCTAACCAAGCAATCCATCCATCATGATCGAGCTTTGCAGCAATAACATAACAGGGATCAATAACTACAATTTTTCCAGATGTTACTTTAAGAGTTTCATTGTTGCCCTCACATACCTCTCCTCCAAATAATTCTGGCCACGTATTAGGAATCTCATATTTAACCTTATATTTTCCATTAGGAACTTCGAAAACATCTCCTAACTTCAAAGCATTCAAATCATCTCTATCCTTTTTAAAATAAGAATAATCACAAACAATGATCATTCCTGCATCTACTCCAATACATTTAGCTTTTAAAATCATTTGAGACTCCTTTAATTTTTACACTCATAGACAATTACAGTTTTCTCTTTAGCTTCACATTCACATATTGTAGAAGAATCAAAAGGACAGCTATCTTCTGTTCCTTCATCACCAGTGCAGTCAGCGTCACAGAACCCGATAAACATACCATTGACTTCTACAACAATCCAATAAATAATATACCATCTGTGTTTATCTCCTGAGTCTTTGTATACTTCTTTTGCATTTCGGATGGTTTCAATAATATCTTCTTCTGTAATTCCTTAACCTTTACTTTCATTGTATTTCTTAACATGCTTAAAGACTCTTTCATTCATAAGAAAACTCCTTTTATTTATGCAACATTCCTATAATAGAACCAATAATAAACATAATAGATCCTGCGATATAAAACCAATAACTCATATTAATAAACCAATTCATCCAAGTATTTCATCCAAAAAATCTTAGCCTTGGCAGATATCAAAGAACCAATCTTCTTCGGATCGATTTGATTTTTTATAATTGTATCTTTTTCCTCTTTCAAAATATCATTATATAGCCATCGTAAATATTCGCCTGTACTTTTTATGTCTAAAGGAATCTTCATCTCAATCATCTTATCAATTCCTTGTTTCATCCTATTTTCTGTTACTGCATATTCAATAAACTCTTTTAATCCTGTAATCTCTTCAATATTAACAGAAGCCAATTTCTTTACTTTGGTACTACTATGCTTCTCGCCTTTCACCTTGAAGATATATCTCTCTGATGGACCTAAGAGACATTCCCATACAATGCCTTCTCCCACCATTTTTTCTATTCCAAAATACTTTCCTACGGGGCATTCTGCTTCAACTTTCAATGTCATATCTACTAATTTATTCTGTGCTAATTCAGGACTATTGAAGTCTATCTCCATACTATAATGTTCGAACTGATAGATATTAAAGATTCTTTTATCCTCCATCTTTAAATGAGAGAACTTTGAGAAATCATGATATATATCGTCAATCTTAATCCCAAACAATATCCACATTTTAGGAAGCTGAGATATTGCCATACCCTTCTGTATCGATGAATTGTGAACTAAAATATTATTAGCAAAATAATTACTATTATCTTCTATTTGAATATCATATTTGAATTTTTTATATTCTTCTAATGGGATATACTTTTCTATATTTTCTATTTTTGCTTCAATTAAAGACTGATCATACTCATTTATATAATCATCCCACCATGATATTTTTTCGATTTTGTGAAAAATAGTTGGAAGTTTATAATTGAATTCTTTAAGAATATACGGAGATATTGTATAAAGAAAAGCGGAAGCTCCCTCAACTGTAAACCTTATTTCTGTTCCTAATTCTTTATCTTCATAAACTGTATAACAATAATACCCTTTTGAATTTAACCAAGATTCTATAAGTTTAACATTTTTTGTTCCAAACCCTTGGCAATGCAGTGAACATCTATCTTGTCTTCCTTCTTTATTATGGTGAATAATTGATCCATCATCCATATACCAAACCGCTAAAGCTAATGGACTTAATTTATTTAAATATGATATCGTAATGTGTTTTTTATTTTCTTTTTTATATAATTCTTTTCTTATATCTTTCATTTCTTCAAAAACTTTTATAGTAAATACTCTCATATTACTGCCGTATCCGCTAATTCTTTTTTTTATCGATGTTATTATATTTTTAAAATTATCTTGAATAAAATCATTATAAAATTTTTGATTATCATCTGAATGACTTATTCTAATTGATCCTGCATTATCTAAACACCCATCTCCTAATATTGTTCCCATTAAAAATTGTTTTACATTATAAGATAAAATTTTTCCTGGAAATAAAAGTTTATCGTTAATTTTTAAATTATCTGCTTTTTTCTCTAATATTTTATTATTTTTTTTAATAAAAACACTATGTGTGGGTGTTACTATAAATCCAGTAAACCTTCCTCCTCTTTTTCTTCGTTGTACATTAATTTTTAACCATTCATTTGTTTTTCCATTTATATGGAAGTTTATTACTTTTTTGGGTTCTAATTTGTGTGTTGTTATATTATAAGATAAAATTTCAACCTTTAATTTTTTCCTAACAATTTTTCCAATTGGTAGTGTTGTTCCATTAGATAACAAAATAGGAGTATTATACGGAAAACACCCGCAATATTCTCCATAGATCGCACAATAATCTTTAAATTCAATTCCTTCAAATAATTTCTTAACATCAATATTAGACATTGCAAGCATGAATCCATTGTTATCAGATCCCAATTCAAGAACTCTTTCACGACTTTGATATTCTATATGACCATCCTTATATAAAATTATTCCAGAATTCGTTCCATGTAATTTTATTGTTCCATTGAATGTAAGCTTGGGATAAGGCGAATCATGGCGATATATAGGTGCTTCTGTTTCATCCAGACCTTTATAGTCATGATGTACTTTTACCGATCTAATAGTATTACGAAATTGTCCTATATCAGTAAAAGTCTTCATGTGCTCTCCTAATACAATATAATATATGTGATTATTGAAGTCAAGATTTAATTTGCCTTCTGCCATATTCTGCTATGAGTAAGCTTTCGGCTCTACCATCTAACGCTCTTCCTCTTTTAGTCTCAAATTCACATTTAGGAAATAACTCTTTAGCTTTTTGTACTGAAATTAATTTATCACTGCCAGCTCCGAAAACAACTTCCTTTTTCCATTTCTGAGGAGAGACCCAATTAATATCTACCTGAAAACAAGTCAAAAGCATCTCAATATTTCCAAGTCCTCTACCCATCGAAAACATAGAAGTGACCCCTTGAGCTGGCATGGCAGAAACCAATTCTACCCAGGCACTAACATTTTCTCTATCATCACAAATAGGATTATCTAAGATGTATTCCATTATATCTCGGAATGCTTCAATATCTATCATTGTTTTTATTTTTTTATTTGATTTTTCTACTTTTATTGTAGGAATATCATAGACAGCATAAGGTCCATCTGTTTGTATAACTCCTATGCCTCCTTTCAACCCTGGGTCAAAGCCAAGAATTATTTTACTCATATACTTTATCTCCAAATAATTTAAGAGCCAAATGTATATATTCTTCATCCTCTACGTACTTTGAATTAGAGACATCAAACCATTCTCTAATTAATAGGATTTCTTCCTCATTTAAAACTACGCTATTCATACAAATTCTCCTTTAAGATAAATGCTATTCGTAAAATATTTTTCAAGCTCTAAGAACGTCCACTTCTCTGATCTCTTTAATGACATGCATATACTATTAAGATCCCACTTTTCTTTTGGTTCTAATCCTATATCATCAGTAAATTTCTTCCAGCGAAATACATACTCTCCATGCTCTAATAATTGCACATTCTTCTTTTGAGCATCTGCATCAGAATCCAACAAATAATATCTCTTCTTAAACTCAAAGACCTTAGAATCAAACACCTTCCTCAAACCACTCACAGCTATGGAATTTTCTGCAAATAAAGAATCTATAACTCCCTCAAAGATTATTGCAGGACTTGTCTTATCTGCATTATAGTAATTATAGATCTTATTCCATTTATCACCAATCCGAGAATTATACTTAGGTTCCATGTCCTTATACAATCGTCTGGCCTGATAATTATAGATCTTTCCCTCTGCATCTAAATAAGGAATAATTAATCGGTTCTTAAAAATTCCATCCGTAGCAACATACCATTTCTGCCAGATACTTGTAGGAATAAGTCTCTCAGTACTTAAATCAATTGCAGTCTTAAATAAATCAGAGTCTCCTTTTAGAATAGGTACAAAATATTGCAGGTCTTTCTTTTCATTGTAGATTCTTTGAGGAATATTAAGAGAAAGTGTTTGCGATTGGCTTTGTTTTTTGCAGCTTTGTGATAAATATTCCTTCCAGTACTCAGGGAAATATGTCTTTAGCCAGTGAGTAACTGTCATTGAAGCTTGGCAGTTCTGGCAGTAAAAAATCCACGGATTCCTATTCTTTAATATATATCCGCGTTTCTTAGATTTGCTTTTCTTAGAATCTCCGCATACATTACATCTAAAATTATATTTATCTCCTAAGATTCTATACTTTTCAAACTTTGCTGATAATACAGATCTGATCACATTATCCATTGCAAAGATATTTATTTCCATATTACTTTTTATTTTTCTTTTTATGAAATTCTTTTATTCTTAGATTTTCTTCTTGAACTATTGCAGCTAATAAAGTTGATTGATCCACCAAACAAGTATCCCAAACAAATACTCCTCCTCCAATTTCATCACTATAATATATTCTACCTCCTACTGTATTATCTTTCCAATAAAGAGCACATCCATTTGGCAACATAATATAATTTTTAATCATTTTAACGCTTTATATGCAATTTCAATATCTTCGCATGTAGCTATTTTTATTATAAGAGCATACATAGTTTCACATTCTTTTTCTTTTTTGGCTTTTTCTTTTTTCTCTACAAGGTCATTCTTATATTTTGTTAACCAGTCCAAAAATAGGTCTTTTCTATACGTTTGAGGTATTCTTGGAAAATCATTAGAAAGAGATTCTATTCTTCCAACAATTAGAGTATTCGTGTATTCTCCTTTGTAATTATAAAACATTTTTAAATATTGATTTTGTATGGTAAACTTTTTGGATTTTCTTAATTCCTATTTGCAATTTTTTAGATTTATCAAAATATCTTATTATGCTTCCAAAAGAAGTGCTCCCCCTGGAAATATATTTTTTATTTTTAATAGTTACTATATCCCCCGGTCGTATTAAATATCTTTTTCTTCTAATTAATGGTTTTGATCCTTTTCTATTACATTGTAAAACTCTGTTGTTTCTATGCTTTTGTTTTAAAGATATTGAATTGATTTTGGTTTGACTCTGTCCCTTAGCAATTACAAAAGCATCATTAAAATGAGTTTTCTCTAATCTCAATATATTTCTATTAATAAATGTCTCAGTACCATAAACTAATCGAGCTTCAGGAAATACTTCTCGATATTTCCATCTAACTACTAACATAAAAGTAGCATCTTTATATTGTCTGTTTATCTTTAAAGAATCAAATAATTTCTTTTGATGTAGTTTATAGTGACATTTCTTATGTAGTAAAGCTAAATTCTTTTCTCTATCAGTTCCACCTTTAGACCTTGGTATGATATGATGTATATGTGAAGAATTACTTTTACTAAGTTTGTCGCCGCATAATTGGCATTTACTTTCTTCACGAGATATCAAGAAAGACCTCATATTTTGATATTCGTACATTGATCCTTGTTGATATTGAATTCCTTTAATGTCAGGATTTTCAATCTTCTGAATATCAAAATTTCCTACTTCAATAAACAAATTCTTTATAGGAAGAATTTCTTTGATTTTATTTATTAACTTTATATGAGTATCAAATTTTCTTTGTATTGAAGGCGTTAAAGATCCTTTTGGTTTTGTTCTATTATTAAATCTTGGTTTTCTATACCATAATTTTCTTCTTCTAAGTCTTCGATACATACTTCTTTCTTTTAATCTTTCCGAAGTACGCAAATCTAAATCTAATGTCCCACATAGTATTTCTTTCTTAGAATCAATCACTGAAAATCCTACGAACTTAGATCCTGAATCGATTCCTAAATTCATTTTACTTACTGATTCTCCAGTAGCCTTTGTCAACTGAATAACGAAAAATGGATTTGTCTTTACTACTTTTGCTTCTCCCTTCTTTAAAAGTAAACGAGCTTTTCTTGATGAACAGGGCATTATAGGCTTGCCCCGTTGATTAAGAACATAAGCTTTATCAGAGACTCTCAAGCCCTGACCTCCCTTATGCTGGAGTAGATCCACATCGAGGTTGTTTAAAGCCAGTACTTTATTCTGTACACTGAGATTTTCATCTCTGTTTAATACAGAATTTTCAGAGCTACAGACTTGTGGAGCATCCGTAGGTGAGTTCTGGAACTTTACTTTAAACTTCTGCATATTAGTTATTACCTTTTACGCCCTCTAATCAACTCTTACGTTGTACTTCACAGTACAAACTCATAGTTACCTATGAGCATTATGATTCATCTTTAATCTTGCTAAATATATCATCTGCATCTTCTGCGGAAGCAACCTCTAATGCATCAGGCGTAACATCTTCATCAGCAGCATCTTCCGAAGGAGCTTGCTGTTGTGTGTTAGTTGCTCCATGAATTGTAGTAAACTTTGAAAACTTCTTTGCAATGTTATCATAAGGCTCAAAGTTTGATTCTGCAATAAAAGGTTTCAACTTATAACACTTATTCATAATAGCTTCAATTGCTTCATCAGTAGCAGCAATAGGAGTCAATGATTCTTCAAAGCTACAAGAAGAGTAATCATTTTGTGCTACTTTATCTGATTCAAGCTTAACTTTCTTAATACTAAGCTTAAAATTTGTACCTTTATAGTAATCCCAATAATCTGCTTGTTTTGTAAGAGAGTCTGCTGGTGGGTTTGCTTTCTCCATCATTTTCTCATAGACTTTCTTTCCATAACGAAAGATAAAAACCTTTCCTTCGTTTTCAGGATGTACATGGTCTTTAAGAATGAGAACATTTGAATAATAATTAATCTTACGACAACGTTTCTGTTGGAGTTTCGTATATTCGTCCCAATGTTCTTTATTAGTTTCACAGACAGGACAAGGAAGACCAATCGATGTAGGGCAATTAACGTTCATCCATTTCTTATTTTCGGAAATGTTGTGATAGTAAACTGGTCCAACAAAGGGGAAATCTGCATCATTAAGCAATCCAGCAGCATCTCTTGATGGAGGAAGGAAGCGCATAAGTACATTAACTGTTCCTTGTTTGCTAAATTCCGGTGAGTAAATCCTTTCATCTTTCTTAAAACCGACATTTACTGGTGTTTCTGTCATTTTCTTCTTAGACTCTGACCAATCGAAATCAAATTTTCGCATAAGAGACTCCTTGCAGGTAAGATATGAATTTTTTGAATAGGACGTGAAAGAAACTGTATTCTGTCTTAAATAGTATAACGTTTTTTTCTGCGATTGTCAAGACATTTTTATAATTTTTTAGAGCGTAGGCCATTGATATATGATTTGTCTTTAAGAGTTTATAAAGGATGCTCTCTCCATTGTCTCTTATCTCAAATAAATCATCTACGGGAACTCTATATTTTTGACATATTTTATTAACAATCTCTTCATCTTTAATTGCAAACCTTTCTGTTATCCTTCTTACTTTAATGATATCTTTAACTTGAAATTGATAAATCCCTTTTTGTCCTTTAAGTAGCGCTGTTATGAATAGAAATTTTATGAATTGATCTGTTGTAAATTTGCTGCTATTAATTTCCCTAGCTACATTCTTTGCTTTAGATAAAAATGCTTGTACTCCTTTGCGGCAATAAAAGTTTACTGGTTGTTCAAAAAACTTTACCTCTTGTCCATTAAGCATATCCAAGAAATTGTAAATGATTGCTATAATTTCAACTCTATCCATTAAATAAATCCATCAAACTACATTCAGAAACTTTAATATGAAATCTTTTCTTTGATTCTTCTTTTAGAATTGTCTTGCTCTTATTATCAAGCACTGTCATCACCTTTTTAAGATCGGCAACATTCTTATCTAAATACAGAAGCATATCAAACATAGGAAATTTATTTACTTTATTTATGGTCTGTAAAATAGTATTGAATTCACATTTATCTATTGTTTGAAATTCTTCCTCATCAAAAAGAGTAGTAAGAATATCAACATTGTAACCTTTAGAGCCAAGAACTTTAAAGAATCTTTTCTGGCTTAAAGTGTCATAGATCATTTTTTCATTATTATAGATCATTTTCCTTCTGCTCCTCTTCTTTATAATCTTTTTGTAATTCATTCATAACATCATCCATATTAATTATTGGTTCTAACATGTCAGCAGCTTTATTTCTATTCTCTAAGTTCTCAACTCTATCTTCTAATGTTGGTTCTGTATTATATTTAACTTCTTCCCAATCTTCTAATAATTTCGCTGCATCCCGAACTAAAATAATATGATATAACCAAAGAAAATGAGTTCTTAAAAACATCATCACTTTACCTTTAAATGTTTCGCGTCCACCAATCCAATTATCTGTATTCATATTCTACTCCCAGTTAAATTGTTTAGCTTCTTTAGACTCTGTATCTTTCTGCAATGCTCTTCCTACCATGCCAATTGCAGAATCTGTTTTACTTACAGGAATTTCTTTTAGATGTTTATTTGATTCTATATCATCTGTAACTCTTTGTTTTTTCTTATTTACATCCAGGATTATTTTCTGATGATCTTCGCCGTCTCTATTTTTTAGTACTTGTAAAACTGCTTTATTCATTTTCATATATTCTTCAGGAGATGTAAGAGCTAAAAGAACATCTGCTGTAAACAAAGGACCAATAGATTGCGACATGTCCTTTGTTTCGAGTTCTGGAGATCCTAATGCTGCTCTGTTTGTCTGAGTTCCTGAGAAAGCTGGCACTGCCTTTTCACCGGCCAGACCTCTCAGATCCTCAGAGACTCTTTTAATTTCCTCAAATGAATTGCTGTTTTTGCTTATATGATTGGCTTTGAGAATCTCCAAGTAATCAACAAATATAATATCAGGAACAAATTTCTTTTTCAATTCAAGATTCTTTAATAGATTTCTTATATTATTCGTGTTTATAGATCTCGTAGGATATTCTTTAACAATCAATTTGCTTTTAGTTATCTTCTTCTTTTCCTCAAATAAATCTATCATCTCTTTTTTTGGAAGATTCTTTAAACCGTGAATTTCTATATCAAAAAGATTTCCTAATATCCTGGAACCATATTTAAACTCAGACATCTCCAAAGAAACTATGAGAACTTTCTTATTATTTAAGAGCATATTTGTTGCGAGAGAGGACATTACCATACTTTTACCTTTACCAGAATTTGCCATAAGAAGAGTTAAAGTTTTCTCATATAATCCACCTTCAAGACAAAAATCTAATGTAGGCAATCCTGTTTCTATGTACATCTGTGGTGAATGCAAGTAATTATAAAACTTCTCACCATCTTCAAGAACATCAAATCCTATGTTTGTATCAAAGGAAAATGAAAGTGCTTCTCTAAGTTCATCGACGTGTGGGAATAGTTCTCCTACTTTTCCTTCTGATAGCTTGTCCATAATACTAACATTGACATTATTAACAAGCTTTTCTTTAAAGAATTTTTCTATCCCCTCAAATAACTCTTCCTCTGTATACTCTGAGATATTTAATTCTATGAGTTCTTTAAATAATACTAGAGCTTCACCTTCTACTTTTAATTTGATATCTGAGAGAGTAGGAAATTTATTATGTTTTTCATGGAAGTCTAAGATTTTTTTGATTAATTTTTTATGTTCTTCATTATCAAATAGAGTATCTTGGAGAAATGGGAGGACTTTGTTTCTAACTTTATCATTTACAAACAATAACTTAATGATGATCTTTTCAAAGAGAATTGGATTCAAGGCTTAAATGTCTCCATTTTCTTGCATTGCTTCATCTTCTCTACGGTCAAGGTGTCTTCTACGGAATTCATCAGCACAGTGCATTGCAGCATATGTACAATTGTGAAGTTCTGTATATGTGGCTTTTTTATCTACCATGTAAAGTTTCATTAAATATGTGATGCAATACTCTAATTCTCCTTTAGTCTTTATTTCAGGAAAATTATAGAGTGCTTTATCAAACGGAATTCTCTCTGAAGCTTTAATGTAGGGCATAATATTTCCTTTCTATAATAGTATAATGTTTATTTGTCTTATTGTCAAGTACTATTTTGATTTATTTTTAGGAGAATCATCTTTAATAAACTTAAATGTAGATAACTTAGCTCCACAGAAAGGACACTTAGCAGAATTTCGAGCATAATTATAGAGAGATCTAAAATTATATATCGATGAGTCTTGCCTTTACATTCCCAAAAATTTTTCATAGATCAATATAATGCTGTGTTAATTGACTTGAAGAAGATATTGAGAATTTTAGATTTACATAAAGATTCAACATCAGGAAATATTGAACAAGCCATTCTTTGAATAAATGGATGTGTAATATATCTTTGTTCATCTGAAATAACTATAACTTGCTTCTTCATTTCATAGGCTATTCCTGTTTCTAAGATGGTATTTCCACACCATATAGCCTTTCCATTTCTTCTAACATATAAAGAATGATTAGGAACTTCACAACAATAAACTTTTTCATGATATTCAACTGTATTTCTATTAGATCGTAAAATTTTATAAAAATGTGTTCGAGAAACATTTACATCATAATGATATCTGTCGCTTTTAATTAATCTGTTTTCTCTTTTAAGAATATTTCCTTCTCTTTTTCTTTTTCTTATATTACAAGTAAAACCCAATTTCAAAACAATCTCTTGAACATCGTCCATTAATTTTTTAGAACTAGAATAATATGAAACAAACTTATTATTATGTATGCAACCGTCTCCTAATACCATACTATTAAATAAAATATTTAATTGTCTTTTTGATACTTGCTTATACTCTTTTGGAATAAATTTATTATAACTATATTTTCCAAATGTTTTATCTAAATATAATGCAATTTGTTTATCAGAAATTACAAACGACCCACCATTATAATATCCATGACATCCTATTTTTTCAATTGCCTCTTTAATTTTTATTAAATTGTCTTGTTTGGTTTGTGAAATGAAGATTCTGTATTCTTCATAATCATAACCGTGTTTGTTTGTAGATGATTTTGATACGCACCCTTCTGATATATACCAACCCAAAAAGTTTAACCAATCGTCCATTAATATTTTTCTTTCGGAAACTATAAGATTTTTCTCAATACACGAACAATAAGAAGGAATAGTAATGTACTTTGTTTCTTGCCCTTCCCAATTAGAGCTTTTAGGAACATAGATTTTTTTGGGTATAGAATCTGCTCTAATAAATTTTCTTTTTTCTAAAAATTTATCCATACACACAATATTATGATTTGGGGTTATCATTAAATCGATTTTTTGTGATTTAAAATTATACATATAGCCATAAGAATTTTCACACTCATAAAATTTTGTGGGGTGTTGTAACTCAATCTGATTTGAATCCGATAATGTAAACACTTTTAAATTGTTATCTGCTTTTTGAACAAAGTCTTTAATATTCACCCAACCATTTTCTGTCAAAATATCAGTGTCGTTTGAATAGCAACCAATCGGGGGTCTTTTATTTTCATTTGTCTTATTAAATGTATTGAAATTGCTAATAATAATATCACAGTTTTTAATAGACAAGTAATCTTTATTAAATATCAAAGCATCACATAAACGAACCTCTGGGGATTCTCCTATGAGAGGGTCAAAGAATTCAATACCATAATCTAATATTGTTCCTGATTGTGTATGATAATTCTGATAATAATCTCTAATAAATTTACGCCATTCCATACATTCAGGGATTAGTTCTTTACCATGATTCTGAAATTCAATATAACCTGCGAGATATACTTTTAAAAAATTATTCTGCACTCTTATTCTCCTTTGCACTAATAGATTCTAAAAGTTCTTTCCTAAATTTACTTCTCAAAGATCTTGGAGTTTTATTCCATGTCCTCTTAAATTTTTTCTTAAAGTTCTTTGATTCACTTAGACATGCCTTCTTGATAATCTTAGCTACTTTTCCTCTCATATTAATTATCTCCCTTTACTTTAAATTCGCCACAGTAATCATCATCGTCAACATCTTTAAACATATAAAACTGAAATTTCTTGTCTGTAATTAATTGGTCTGGTGGATAACGATGGCAAGATCCGCAGGTTACTACTTCTTTAGGATCATCTTTCGCCCACAATTCAAACCACTTACAGTTCTTACAGATATTCATATAATTATTTTCCTTTCTTTTTAGTTGTAGGTTTTTCTTCTTCTATTTTATCTTCAATTATTTTTTCTTCCTTAATAAACATTTCTTCAATATCAGTTTTAGAAATATCAAGATCATTATTAAACTTATATTTCTTTTCAATGTACTTAATAAAATCTGATTTCTGAAATATAGGAGTCCAAAATTCTTTATTATAAATTTCTTCTTCATCTACAGGTTTATCATTCTTTATACAATCACGATATACTTTACCTTTATCTTTAAGAACAAATCCTCCTTCGAGTGCATCTGGGAGGAGGCCGAAAAAACTATTTAATCCTTTCTTAGTAATCTGAACATCTAAGGCAGATCCTTCTTGACAATATCGAGATTTATTTGTGTGGCCAGTTACTATAAACGAAAGTATCTCTTTTGTTTTTTCATCCTTTACTTTTGCTCTTTCAGAAAACATAATACAAGAATCTGAAAGAAAGAAGATTTTAGAAGCTCCTCCCACATTTAATCTCTCACCAAAGCCAGATGTATTACTGTAACTTTGGGTTACGATAAGTCGAGTTGTTCCAGAAGCATTAAGAATGGATGCCAGTCTATTCCTTTGACGAGGCTCAGACATGTCAACAGTAAGAGTTTTCCCATCAATCGCTTTTATTGTAGCAGTAGTAGAAATAAGAGCAGTAAAAGAATCAATAACAAGAAATATTTTTTTACGTTCTGCTTTAGTCTTACCCTCTACTAATTTAACTACAATAGTCTCACATGACTCAATAGAATCAGTTTCGAGTACGTTAAAGACTTTTGGATCTGTATTTATTCCAAAGGCTCTTGCTGTCTCGAAATTAAACGCGCCTCTACTTTCTGTATTGATATAAACAACTTCCAGTCCTTTCTTTTGTGCATCTTTACAATGAGCTAAACACATAAGAGACTTGCCGAAACGACTTGGACTTGACATCTGAAGTTGCCCACCCATAATTATTGATTTATTTACTGTGCCGGTCGCTAGTATGTTGAATGGGATAATACCGCTAGACAAAAACATATCTTTATCTCTAACATCATCTTCCTCTATTCTTAGAAAATCACTCAAAGGAAGATTAAGAGTTCCTGCTTTTTCTGATCCTTTATCTTTCATTATAATATCTCTGATGCTCATATGTATTAAGACCTTTCTGGTTGTTTCTGATATTCTTCTTTTATTGTTAGATATACCTTTGATGGTTCTTCAATTCTTATAAGTTTAAAATGATCCATAATAAGTTTTTGATTTTCTTTTATTTCTTTTATCAGATTATTAATTTTTCCTAATATTGAATAATTAGTAGGATACATATAACTACCTTCATCATATCCTATTAACTCTCTTTTAAGTTCTCGAAACTCCTTTAAAATTGGTCTTAGTTCTTTATCTCTCATTTTACTTTCCTTCTTTTATAAATGGAACTGAAATATCTGGCTTTTGATCTTTCATCCAATCATTCAAATCTACCCAAGTCCTGCGATCACAATGATGACCTAATGGATCTTCCTTATAAATTCCATCTTTAATTCCTCTATCAGCACTATCAATCTCATACTCCAAGTCTCTCTTCAAACAAAATCTGCAATTATCTGAAAGTTTCTCCCATTGTCTTTTAATATATTCTGCTACAAGACTAACTGCATAACTCCTACGTCCAATTGCATATCTCATAGCAGCAATCACAATAAACTCAAAGTCAACATCTACATTTACTGTCTTTGATTTCATTTTATATCCTTGGATTTCTTTAATGGTTTTTTCTGAAATAATTCAAATTGCTCCAATAAAGTATTAATCTTATCTAAACAATCCTTATAGTCAATTGCATCCTTCTTACATTTCTTTACTATTTTTTTCTTCATTTATTTACTCCAAGGAAATATTGTGATCCGAGATAATCTGATAAACTTCTTCTCTGATTTTTTCTATTGCTTCTTCTATGCTCTTAAAGGGATGATCATATTTCTCATATTTTCTAAGCAATTCATTAATCTCAGAAATAACAGCACTCATTTCATTGGCTTGTGTTGCGATCTTAAATTCTTCTCTTTCCTCATAAGAATCAAATTCCTGAGTATATATGATTTTTGGCATATTAGTAAAGCTCCTTATTATATCTTGCTGGTTTCTTTTCCGTTTCTCTCCAATTTTTATCTCTAAGAACTATAGGCATACTCCAAGATTTTCCATGAGTAGGATGAACACCAAAGAGAAGCTGAGAAGGCTCGTTATACATTGAAAGATCATGGTAAGCGTATTCATCTGTTGCAGGAAATGCTCCATTAATAATCAATTCTCCTGCTGGTTGTTTCATAGAACTCTGCGAATGAAAATGGCCACATATCTGATAATGAGGAACCATACCATCAATAGCTCCAAGTGCTGCAAGTCTATAAGATCTCCTCTGCAAAGCATAAAAGGGAAGTCCGAGACTATTAGATGTTCTTGTATCTCCATGACTCAAATTAAAATTAAAATTATAAATCTTAATCATCGCAGACCAACTATCAGGTATAGCAAATTCAACTCTTCCAGTATCAATCAAAGCCTGACATTTTGTTTTTGCATATGTATTAACCAAGAAGTCAAAATTGAGCAACGAACCCCGAAAGTCCTTCTTATGAATATCTAATCTAGGATGATTTCCACTTATTCCGATGTATACAATCTTTTTGAAATAACCAGATAAATCCATAATCATTTTAGCAATCACAGAACCACAAGCAAGACTATTCTTAAATACATTCTGAGTCTCTGTATGTTGTTGGGCGTTATGAATTAGTCCTGCAATATTATCTCCCAATGAAAATATATACAATGTCTCAAATGAATAACCTTGAAGATTTTGTGTGAGATGTTTAATGGTAGTTTCTACAAGGTTCTCTGCTCTATGACAAAATGCATTGAAATTATAGTCTTCAAGATTGTTTACTCGCTCTGCTTTAATTAACTGATCACTATGCAAATCTGAGAGAACAAGGCAAGCACTTTCTATAATCTTTCCTTTTGATTCTGATAATTTTAATTCTGGTATGTAATTATAAGGAGGAACATTATTGATGACTTCTACAATTTCTTTAAAAAGACTGCTACTCCTGATAGAATCCTTTAATTGATTCTTAAGATTTGTATTTTCGTCTGATAGTCTAAGAATCTTTTCATCTGTTGTTAATCCTACTATATTGATTTTATTATCCTTAGATACATTAGATGTCATTTTAGTTTTATCAATAATCCATCCTTTGTATTCCTTTTTATCTCTGCAAGCTTTTCTCATATTATCATAGGTGAGCTTTTGAGAATCATCTTTCTGTTCTGCATTATATTTTTTGCAGAATTCTTGGAGACTTACTACGTTTTCCCATGACTCACCATACGGATCAAAAATATTATAGACAAAATCATTACTCATATATTTCCTTTCGAGAAAGTTGATAATTAAGTATAATGTTTATTTCTTTGATTGTCAAGTAGTTTCTTTAAAATAATCTTCAAGACTGCAAGAATCTTCTATAGGATTATGTATAACCCTTGGAGCTTCTATTATATCTTTCATTTTCTCACCTGCCATTATAGCAAGTCCTAATTGTTCTACTATTTGAGGAACTACTGCATTTCCAAGTGCTTTTAGTCTTTTAGCTCTGTCCATCCTTGGGGGAAACCCATCAGATACTCGACAAAGTTCGGCTGCAACTTCAGGCCAAGGTCTGTTCCAATTAGTACACATGGAAGATCCCGTTGATGATCCTTTATTTGTTTCAATGCTTGTTCTTGTGTTAGATTCATATTCTTGTAATCTCTGGCCGATGGGGTTGGAAGTCTCTTTATCGCATCCTTCAAATCCGCTCTGTATGATCCTGGAAGATTTGGATTCCTGTTTCCATCCTTCTTCAATCTTGGTATTCTCCCTTGTCCCATACTGTCTATTGCTTGTGGAGTCGGAAGCATTGCTATTCTGGATGTTAGACTCGATGGTCCACATCTCCCCGGAGCTGTCCTTTCCAATATATGTGCTTTGCTGTTCAGAATTTCTAATGCTCTTGGAGTGGGCAATAATCCAGATTCTGTCTCTTCTATGTGGGGCGTTGAGGCCGCAAGCTGGAATAATGAATGGTTGAAGTTCGTATCCAATTTCTTCCAATTCAGAAAGCAACTTGTCGAAAACCAATCCGTGTTCAAGAGTAAGTAAGCCACGGACGTTCTCAAACAAACACCATGTGGGCTTGACATTTCGTACAATTCTAAAAGTTTCTCCCCAGAGCCAACGGTCATCTCCTGTGCCTTTTCGCTTCCCGGCTTGACTTGCTGGCTGACAGGGAGGGCTTGCCCAGATGACATCAATTCTTCCAAACTCATCTCCTTTGACTCCATATATATCTCCCATTCTCTTTACTTTAGGCCAATGTTTCTCTAAAACTTTTTGGCAGAATTTATCGATTTCAACTTGCCCTCCACATTTTAGGCCCGCCATTTCCAACCCGTAATCTGCTCCACCAATACCAGAAAATAAACTTAGAAATCTCATGCAAACATTTCCTCTAATGAATTAGTTTCCAAAGTTATTTTTCCCCATCCAAGGGAATGGAAAAATCTTCCTATTACATCCTCAAATGTTATTTCCCATTGTTTTTCATAATTCACATTAAAAAGTTCATTAAATTTATCTGGCCATTTACTAATCATTGCTATTACTTCCTGGTTAATAAAATTATTATCATAAACATAAACAAACTTAATTTTCTCTCTATCATCTATATATTTTAATGGTAGTTTATAAAAGCCAACAACATAATTATAGTTAATGCTTGCTTTGTTGCGTTGTGGTGTGCCTTTATCATAACTCAAACCAGTATTTAAATATTCTTGTATTGATTTGGAATATTTCTGATATTCTTTTATTCCAGATGGTTTTGCTATTTCATCTGGAGAGCACTTAAAGAACTCCAATTTAATTTTCCTAATATAATCTATAACTTTACTTTTATCCTCTGTATCAAATATCATCTTTACAACTTCTTTAATTTTTTCCCTACAGAAGCGCGGGGTATCAGTCCTAACAATTTCTATACCTGTGATTGCTAATTTAGGAATATCAAATCTCTGACCTTTCTTTTCTATAATCTCATCGACGTATTTCTTCATCGCTATTATAAGTTTTTTAGTAATAATCTTTTCTGCTTTGAATTTAAATATCTGCTTAATCCCATATCTCTCAGCATACAGATTAAGAATCCTATCATAGAACGGATTAAAGAGTCTATCATTTATCTTATGAGTAAACTCTAAAAATTCTTTATTATCTTTAAATTCTAATCCAATAGTGTCTAACATTTCCTGAAAGCATATATGTCCAGAATCAGTATCAATCAAACATACTACTTCTTTTTTTAATGGAACTACATCTTTAACTCTAACATATTCTGGAATAATTTTCTGAGCTATCAAATGCCAATTCTCTAAGAGATATGTATTAGTCTTATTAGTTAAGTATTTTATCAGATCCCTTCCACATGCTGTTACCGTCCTTGAAATATCAATATTATAAAGACAAAAATATGGTGATCCTGTTGCGCCATATATACTTTGGCCCGCCCACATAAACTTACCATTCCGCCCAACATAAACAGTATGATTATCCTTAACTGTTAAATTATATACTTTATCCTTATAATATTCTTTTTTTATTTGATATTGTTTTATTGTAAAATCTGTTTTAATAATCCATATTCTATAACAACCACTATCAATACTATAATGAGGCATGAATCCTAATAGTAAACATAGTTGCATATAATCATTAAATAATTTTTTATATTTTAAAGAAATATTATATCTAAATGAATTACGTGTTTTATTTCCATCTCCTAAATACATATATTCAAATAGTAAATTATAGTCAATAACATTATCAAATTTATTATTTAAAATGTGTTTATCGTATTTTTTCCCAAAATTGTCCTTAACTATTTGATATAATAAATCGGAACATATACATTGGTTTTTTTTGTCTCTAATTTTTCCCATCTTATCATCTGTTATATTATTAAAAAGATCGTTGATTTTTTCATATATAATAGGATGGACTTTTTTTGATTGAGTTATTGTGATTTTTTTTGTTAAGCCTCTTACATTTCCATTACTATAATTTTTTTTCACATTTTCATATAAACTACCTTCGGCTAAATATATGCCAATAAATTTAGAAAATTCTTTAATATTTATTTTTAATAACTGTAAAGAACATCTTTTATTTCTTTTGTGTCTAGCATATATTATAAAGCCAAAATCATAACAGTTTCTTATTTGTTCGTTTGAAGGAATATCTTTAATTAGAGCCATTTTTAATCTGCACTCAGATTGGATCTGTTCAAGATTTAAAAAAACGCCTTTATTATTTAATTCTGTTCTAACTAATCTAAGATCGTGATTATTAGGATAAGATATTAAATATTCATATTCATCTTTATTATCTATATATTCATTTAAATATATAAATTCCTCTTTGTATTCTTTAATTATTTTATTATGAATTGGAAATTTTTTTCTGCCTTTAAATTCTAAAAGTTCCTTGGCTTTTATTGTTTGTATTATTCTTTTTTTAAATTTTGTTTCTAAAAGATTATGTTCTGGTGTAACTTTTAAATCTATTTTTTTAGATTTTAAACAGACTAGCTCCCCAACATAATCATATTCATAGGTTTTTTCAACCGGCTTAATTTCTAAATTATGATTTTCTTTATTAATAGAATAGACTAAATCTCCTACCTTGACATCTTTAATAAATTTTTCACCATCTACAGTCATTATTTTTGTATCTTTATGGAAACAATTCATATAAATTTTCTTTACATATTGATTCCGATCATAATACTTTGCAGTTCCTTTTTCTTCTTCTATTTGTGCTTTAAGATAAGGAATCTGTGCTAACTCTATTTTATACCTCTTAGAAATTTCTTTATCATCTAATCCTTCATCTACTCCAATGCAAACATTATACTTAGTAACATTCTCTACACGTCTATCAAATATATTTTTTATGATCTCTGGTAGTATTCCTAATTGTTTCTTATAGTAAATTCCTTCAATTGGTGTTTTAATAAGATCTGAATTATCTAATGGATCGTGTACTAATGTCTCCGGGGAAAGGTTAAAAGCCATCTGGACGTGGGGGTACATCGAAACAATATCAAAGTTCTCACACCATTTGTAATAACCTTCCATTGCCATCACATGAGCACCTTCAAAATCTCTATGACCTTCTGATTTCTGTCTGTCTGGAATTACTATATTTTTTCTGTGACAATATTTGAGAACTTGTCCTGTAATTAAATTGACGGAACTAAAAATCTTTTCAAGAGGGATCAAAGAATCGTGGCACATACTAATAGCAAGCTCAAATAATCTAAGCTTATCATCGAGTTTCTTTACGAGTAGAACATCTTGGATATTATACTCTACAAATTTATTCCAATCAGTTTTCCATATATCATTAATTGTTCCTTCAAAAGTTATCTTGCCTTCTTTAATTTCCTCTAAGCATATCGCATCAAGACTATATTTCTCTCTTTTTGTACGAGTAAAGTTCTTATATAAATCCAAGTAATCAAGTGTTGCGAGTCCTGCAAGAGAGTAACCACCACCTTCGACATGATATCCGTCCTGATGTGAGTTCTCTCTATGAATGTTTAAAGGGGATAATGAAAGATCCAATTGCAGAATCTCGCATCGTTTGATAATATAAGGAATATCGAAGACCTTACAAAACCAACCACTCAACACGGACAACCTACATTTTCTAAAAAACTCTATAAATTTTGTAAGAAGAACAGTCTCATCGGCGCAATAGATATAATTTTTTACAGATTCATCATTCCCTGTATATTCCTGAGTTCCGAATGTATAAACTTGATCTTTTTTACTTAACCATAGAGATATAAGATTGATTGGACAGTTAGGATTTTCTGGTTTTGACCACGATCCATCACTACGAACTTCTATATCTATTATTCCAATATTAAATTGTTTGATGTCTGATTTTATTATTTGATTACCGTAAGTCTTTTGTAGGAATTTGATTTCTTGGGAGATCTTAGCTTCACAAGTTTTAATGCCACACTCTAAAAGGGATTTCACACCATCGTAAGACTCTGAAATTTCTTTTAGAACTGGCAGACCATAGATATCTTTGATTGCTGATTTGTTTTCTTTATCATAGATGTAGTAGTCAAATTCTGCCTCTACTTCATCATGTCTATCCTTTCCTGCATCGTCTATATAGTAATGATGAAGCTTGGAGTGGTACATATCATAGTAGACGTTCTTAAATGCAATTGGAGACATTAGGTAGGTATTTCCTTTTTTAATTTTTTTCTTTGATAATTTTTCTTGTTGTATGCTTTTCTTTCTTCTATGGTCATACTCCAATATCTTTTTTTGTCTCGTTCTCTATAATATTTTCTTGATTCTTCTATGTTTTCGTGGTAGCGTTTTCTTTGATATTCTCTTTGATAATTGTCTACTTTATCTTTATTTTTAGGATAATAATCGGTTAAAAAATATGTATAATGCTTTTCGTTTACTGATTTTTTATTTTTCTGATACCATGCTTTAAAGTATTTGTTATTAACTGCTGTATAATAATTATTTGCATAAGCATTTGTTCTGCCATTCTCTTGAGTTTCCCATGCTTTAACACTTTCAACATATGAAGTTGCTTTCATTAGATTCCTTTGAAAAAATTCTAACAAATAAAGTATAATGTTTTTTTGGAGAGATGTCAAGAAGTTTCTTTTGTTTATAGCATCTTTAGAAATTTAGACATCCACTTTGGTCTAAGATAAAATTTGTTGTATGCTTGTTCTTTAAGTTCATTTATTCTATCAGCAGTAAAATTATTATGCTTAAAACAGAGATTATATCCTGTCATGTTTTCATATTTTTCTGTTAATTCTACTTGTGATGAAAGTTTGGTTCCAGGATATGGAGTTGAAACAAAAAATTCTGCGATGTTTGGATTGAGATATATAGAAAGATTAATTGTTTCTTTGATTGTTTCTTCTGTATCTTTAGGAAATCCAAGTATAAAAAAGCATGTTGTTTTAATTCCAATTATCTCACAATAATCTATGATAGCTTTGATTGTATTATTAGATGGTTTAGTCCGATTAACTGACTTTAAAACTTCTTCATTGCCGCATTCAATTCCAAAATGTATAGCCTTACATCCAGACTTTTTCATTTCATATAATAATTCTAAGGTCACAGTCTCAATTCGAGTCTCACAAGCAAATTCTAAATTATATTTCTTTAATTCATTTATAATTTTAATGGTTCTATCATTATCTGCTGTAAATAAAGGATCTCTAAAAATTATTCCCTTCACATCATATTTTTTTACATTATTTTCTATTTCTGCTATAACATCATTTAAAGGTCTTGGATTCCATTCTCCATAATAAGAACAATAAGGACAATACGAGCATTTATATTTACATCCATAAGCTGTTACCATTGGCACTACAGGACTCTTTTTTAGAGATGGAAAATATTTGAATGCTTTATAATCAAATAGTTCCCACATTGGAAAAACATTATTATCAACTTCGATGTATTTTTTAATTCTTTCAAGATTATATTTTGCGGTTGCTCCAAAAAATGTGACATCTTTAAGTTCTTTTGAGACATTCAATTCATGTTCAAATCCGTTAAGAGATGAATGAATATAATAAGCATCTGCAATTCCTGGTTCGTTTGCTACTGTCACGTTGTGTCCTGCCATTTTTAATTTAGATGCTATAAGTGCAGTTTGGAGATCTGGTATATTGACACTTTTACTTTTAGCCCATCCTATCATTTTTGGAATAATAGAATGTCCTAAATCAAAGCCAAGCCCAAAACTCCCCATGCAGTCTTTATTTACTTTTGATTTTAATGAAAGAACTTGGATTTGCATTAAGAAAGTATAATGTTTTTTTGGGGTGATGTCAAGAACTATTTTAAAGAATTGATGTCCACCTCTGAATATTCTTTGCAGATTCTAAGTAACGACCTTCTTTTTTCATCCATTCATATTGTTCCTTGAGGACTCTGTTATACTCTTCTGGCTCACTATAATGATCTATAATATTTTCTATATCACTTACAGAACAATTGTGAGATATGGAAGTTAAAATTTTTTGATATGGAGATGGAAGTTTTGGATTAGTAAAAGAACTTCCGATGAAAAGATTTCCACTTGCGCTGGCTTCAACCATCTTTATATCACTTTTCGATGCGTTAAAAAAGTTTTCCTGTAAAGGTGCGACCATGAAGTCTGTTTTACATTTGAGAACAGCAGAGGAATGTTGATAACTATTTACCCATTCAAGAACTGTTATTCTGTCTCTAAGATTTTCTAAGAACCAGGGACACCCTCCCATTATTGTCAAGGAAATTTTATTTTCTCGAACTCCTTTAATTAAAAATTCACTCCATGCTCCTTGAAAATCTCCTGCAAGTTTTTTTTGATTACTGTAATGGCAAGGACTGCTCGCAACGAGAATCTTAGGAATTTTTATTTTTTCAGTAATTGGCTTTTTTCTTTGATTTCCCCACGAATATTGAGCAGCACAATTTGGGAGGTAGAAAGTAGGAACATTAATTTTTAAAGTGTTGATAATGTAGGAAAGAAGGAATTCGCTCGGACTAGTTATGAGGTCGCACAATTTCATGCTTTCAATGCAACAATTTCTTACTGCTTCTGTGATTGTTGCTCCTCCATTATTATATTCTGGAATACATTCTCCTATGTCTTCTCCAGCGAAAATGAAATCGTCTAATTCATATATAAGTTTGTATCCGTACTTTTTTTGAAGTTCTTTGAGCTGACGGATTTCTTGAAGATGCGGACCTGACATTAATCTTTGAAGAAAAAATGATTTTGTTTTCATTAAAATATTATGTTGGAATATAATAGGATTACTTAATATTACTTCAAGATTTCCTTCCTTGGAGAATAAATTATTGATGTAATTTAATGGCTGTGAGACCCTATAAAATGCGCAGCCGGCTCTATCAGATGAACTCGCAATAACTAAGTTCTTCTGAAGTTTTTGTAAAGATGGCAACGTTTCTGAGAGTTTTTGGCCTATATTTGGTTGCATTAGTTGTTGTTTGAAGACAGCAAGATCACTAGTTGGAAGCGAAACAATATTATTCGACATTCAATTCTCCTTCATCACAATCAAAGTTCTCTGATGTTCCTTCTGCCATTTCCTTTTCAATATCCTCTTTATTTTTCCAAACACGATAGCCAATACAGTTACTCTCACAATCAGAGCAAATATTAGGAACAATTATCTCCTCTGAATCCATAATATTAATTACCCCGAAACCATCTATGTACAAATATATCGCATCAATCATAGTCTCAAAGTCTACAAATTCTCCTACAATAAATTGATGATGATCTTTTACATTTTTTCCATAGTGAATTGCAACCATCACATAATAAATAATTTCTTTATCAACATCACCATAACGAGAAAATGAAGCGGTAGGTTTTTCTAATAGCGGAGGAGGAGCGTCATGAGGATGTATGCAATCTTTTTTAGGAAGACTATTGACCCATAAATCTCTATAAGCATTTAATTTCTTAGGATCAAAATCCATTTTATGTTCTCTGATGAAATCTCCGAAAGCATGAGAATTTACTGCAACTAAAATAGATCCTTCGGTGTTCGCTTGGAGATCTACTACTTCGCTACAATAATCCCCATAATTCTCAGATGTCATTTCAGGAGCCATTGCCTGCCACGATTTCCAGTCAGGATACATCAAAAAAGGAATCCTAAGCTTTGGTTTTGCAATGTGCTTTTTCTTTGTGGTTCTTTTCTTAGTAATTGTCGCCATAAAATTCTCCTATTCTCTTAGAGATTCCTCATAAATTGTTTTCAGTAGATCTTTAATTTCTTCTTTGTTTTCTATACTCTCTTGGAGGTCCGTAAATTCATTTATAAGTTCACACAATGACTGCCCTTTCTCTGATATCTCAACCGTACTGTCAAGATCCTCAGATTTAATTATTACATTACTCAGAGAAGCAGGATTACATTCGTTTACTTGCTTTATGTATTCCTCTAACTTTTCCTCGTTCTCTGTATCTTTCTCTTGTATAAAAACCTTGACATAATTCTTTGAGATCTCAGATGGAATGATAGGATCGCCATATGAGAGTTTAATATGTTTGGCTGATTGTATGTTTTCAATAAAAGAATACTCTAAGGTATCTATGTCTAAAATGTAAAAGCCTCTCTTTTGTCCTACATCCCCCCAATTATTTTGGATAATACTTCCACAATATATAATTTCAGTATTTTCAAGTTTCATTGTCTGTTGCTGGTGAAAATGTCCTGAGAATACTTTTTTGAATTTCTTAAATGTTTCTGGATATAAAGAAGATTCAGAATTTTTCCCACCCATCGAAAAGCTATTAATATCAAAATGCCCCGCTACAACCTTTGAATTATATCCTTTTATGTCTTCAATAAATTTCTCATTATCAAAAATCCAAGGTACTAAAAGCATTGAAGTATCAAATATATTAACTTCTTGCATCGATTCTATTACTCTTACATTTTGGAATTTCTTTAAGAACTTTAAGGAATTTATATCTGTTGTCGTGTTGGTATAGCAGTCATGATTCCCCACAAGAACAGTAAAGTGAAATTCATTATCAAAGAGCTTATAGACTTCATTTTGAATTTTAGTTTGGACGCTCACGCGATTTTCAAAGCAATCTCCGAGAACTAATACTTCATTTATATTATTGTCTTTTAAGTATGAATAAAATTGATTATTAAAGAATCTTTTTTGAGACTCTAAGACAATATCAGAATTTTTAGATGCGCCGAAGTGCCAGTCTCCACAAATTGCAATCTTACTCATTATTATTCTTCCTTACTAACTTTCTATCTGTAAATTTAAATATATTTTGTTATCTTTTTCTTCCGTAATAATAGCACTTAATACAAGATCTCCAATATCATGACCCCAAATTCCATACTTTCCATCTGTTGTATTTCTATTGTATAATACTTTCCTTTGATTACCTGGGATTATTTTAATTTTTGTAGATTCCTTTTCTTCCTTGTAAATTTTATGATATGCTTTACTAATACATCTAACAATATCTCTTTTAGTAAATCCTTCTTTTTTATTTGCTTTGATGATGACTTCTGTAGGATTTGTTAGAGGATATGTTATTTTTATTATTGCTTCTTTGAATGGTATAAGTATGTCATGATCATCTAATCTATCTAATTCGGGCGATGCAATACTAACATAATCATACTCATATTCAATTTCGATTGTACTCATAAAATTTCTCCTATAGGTTGGATTGTTTATTCTTCTTCAGAACAATAATCTACAGTATCACTAGCATATATTGCGTCCCTGCTCGTAAGATAATCAAGCGAAGTGAATAAAGTATCTCTTTTTTTATTTGATATAATACACTGGAGCACAGAATTCCAAACGATCTGGCTGAAATACGAAAATGGGTTTCGATATTTGACGTCGTAATTTTTAAGATAGCGGACACAATAATAACAACTCAAGCTAACAAATTCTGATTTTCTGTCATCTGTATATTTTATAAAAGAGAGTTTTTGTAGCATGTGTTCTGAAATGCTTATAAAAATTTTTCCGAGTTCATTGTAGTCTTTTCTATTGCCCGTATTTTTATAACTCACAAGCAAATCATAAAATCGCTGGTTGTCTACGTAATTAGGCATTTCTTATATTTTCCTTTTCTATTTTTGGAAGCAATTCCCTTTTTATTATAATTCCTTTATATGTAGTAATGTTTGATTTTGTACTTTTAAATCGCATCCATATTGTTTTTCTTTGTGATATATTAAAAATGGTATAATAATTTTCATTGTTACTTAACGTATATTTAAATTTTTTTGGTCTTTTCCCTTTAATTCTTTCTATAAATTTTTTTATATTTTCTTCGGATATTCCGTTTTTCTTTTTTGTTTCGCTTATTTTTCTTTTGGTTTCACTAGAACACACAACCCCTTTATTCCAAGGAATGTGTCCTTTCTTTGCAATACTCATTTTTAATCTTGCTTCAACAGATAATTTTTTCCCTCTATTACGATTTCCAATTTTGATTTTTGTGGCAAGTGTATGGGTTCTGTTTTTGCCTATTATTCTCAATTTTCTTTTATGTTTATCTGTGTGTTTAAATCCTGCACTTCCTTTTCCTCCTTTGGCAATATTATATCCTATTTTTGGATCAGTAGCACTAAGAGCAGCAATCCAATACGTTTCTCTATCATCAATATTAGCAGAAGTATTATATTCAATAGTTTCTCTATAAAAGTTTTCATATCCATATTTTTTAATTGCTAATTTTATTTTTATTCCACTTCCTAAATAAGTTTTAAAATCTTTAGTTAATATTTTCTTTTGACCTACGTAAATCTTCTTATTGATCTTACAAATAGTCACATAAGTAATATAAGTCATAGGAATAATTGTCTCAATATAGACTCCAGAAACAGTAAAATCTATATCTGCGCTTAAAGAAGGAATATCAACAGCAGAAACATAATAGGAATAAGTAGGAGCAGATACTCCAGATACATTTAAATTTTCCATAAGATTTGAACCTTTCATAAATAAGAGATAAGAGGACAGCAACCGGAAACCTTTCACGATTGTTGGGTAGGTACTACATACTTACCCTCACTCTTATTTATAATTTTAGTATCAATCATTTTATCCTTTTCAATTTACCAAGTGCTTTAATACTTTTATCTAAATCTTTTGTATCAATCATAAATCGAAAATGTTTGTGTTCCTTCGAGTCTGCAATAGCTACAATAGGAAAATCTAAGACACATTCAAAAACGTCTTCTTCAGCTTTTATAATGAATAATTTTGATAAATCCAATTCGTAATTATCTGGAATTTCTTTAAGCCATCTTTTTAAACTTTTTACTTTCATTTGATTTTCCTTTTCTTTTCAAATGTTATCACCCAATTCTTATTTCCTTTTTGATATGTAATAATAGGTTTTTGTGTCGAAACAATTCTAACACTGTTAAGGTTTTTTATATAATAATTTGCGTCTTGTATAGTTAAAAGTGGAGGAATAATAGAAAATGTACTATCAATCAAACGACAAACAGATATACTAGAATCAATAGAATTTGTGCTATCATTTATTCCAGCATAAAGAAGTGATACAAATGCAATAATTAAAAGTGATTTCATTTCTTCTCCTTAAATATTAGTTTTGATTTTCTGCATCTCTATGAGCCTTTTCAATGTTATGTATAAGACGGTCATTTCGTTTGAGAATTTTCTTTTGTCTGGCTGTTAGATCTTTATTCAAAACAGCACTTAAAGAATCTGTCATAATATTTACAGGATTTATTTTCTTTTGTCTCTTTATCTTTTCCTTTTTATCACATTTCGTACATATAGGCCGATCATCAAATAAATAATATCCTTGTTGCTTTGGACATTGTTTATTCTTAGGACATCTCATAATTTATTTCTCCTCTGTTATTTCTGAAAATCCATTTATATTCTTTGAGACAAGCATATGTTTATTAAATGTTGAACTAAAATTATTATTGATTTTATGCGATATGATATATATATTCAGACCTTTTTCATCAGATATTTTTTTCATAATTTCTAACATTTTATCGAGGCATTCATCATCTGCAGCAGAATCCAAAAGTTCATCAATAATTAAAAGATCAGAAAACCAGGAAGAAATTATTTTCATCGTATCTAATAACGCAAACATAATACTGAACGAAATTCTTTTCTTCTCTCCTTCTGAAAAACTCCAATAATTTACCTCTTGTCGATAATGTTCAATATCAATTATTTTTTCATCCATATTTTTATTAAATGAAATTTTTATAGGAAGCTCAAAATACTCCAAGTACTCAAAAATCTTATGATTAATAATAGGAATCATTTTCTCCACCACATATGACTTTACTCCACTATCAGAAAGAATTCTATCAGCAATAGCATAATTTTTAATTTTTATAGTTTCTTCTAAGAGTTTACTTTTATTTTCTGCTAAATCTGATATTTTAATTTTTACTTCTTCTTTTACTTTTTCTACATCAATCGTATTCTTTGAGTTCTGTAATTCTATAATTTGACTTTCAAGATTTCTAATATCTTTCTGATGATCTCTAATGTCTATTTCAATTTCTCTAAGGTCTATAAGTTGCTTAGATAAATTTGATTCTTTCTTTTCTATAAATTCAATATTGTCTGATACTTGTTTTATTTTCTCTATACTGTCTAATAATAATTTCTCTGATTGTTCTTTGGATGAAGTCTTCTGTGATATCTCTGCCTGTCTCAAATTTTCATCAAATTGTTTTTTACAAATAGGACAAAATTTCTCTGTTGTAAGTTTATTAATTTGAGTTGTCAGAGATCTCACATTCCATTCGTGCTCCGATCTCTCTTTTTCTAATTTTGATTTTCCTATAAGATATTTTGATTTATTGTGATCTTTAATTTCTGCTTGAAGTTTTTCTATGATTATCTTGTAGGGCGATGCTTCTTTTATAGACGATTCTAAAAGAGTTTTTTCTGATTCTAATTGGTTGTTGCATTTTTCTATTTTTTCTTTTTGTAATCTATCGAAGTTTCTATTCTGTTCTTCAAGATCGAGAATTTGTCCTTGAAGAATTCTAATAGTACCTTCGATGTTTGTGATATTATTTTCTAAAAGATCATGTAATTTATTGGATACCTTGGATTTTTCTTGTAGGACTTTATTCATTTTTCCGAATTCAGATAATCCAAACATTTGCTCTACAGTTTTTCTTTTATCCTTGGAATCTAATTCGAGAAATGGTTTGTTGTAGCTGATAGAAATGCTGATTACTTGTTTAAAGATCTCGTAGTTTATTCCTAAGAGACGATCTATTTCAAACTGATTTAATTTCTTAGAGGATAAAAGTTCTAAGGTGTTTCCGTTTTTTATAATCTCTAATTTATCTGGTTCTTTATTTCTTGTGAGTGTGTATTCGTCAGAGCCAATAGAGAACATGCAAGAAGTTTTGAGATTTCCTTTGTTCTTTCGATTTAGAATTTCATCAATCTTAATTTTCCTATACGGCCTTCCATAAAGACAAAATGAAAGAGTATCAAGAAGAGCAGATGATTTTCCCGAGCCGTTTTTTCCAGACCATAAATTTAATCCGGAAGTAAATTCAATTGTAGTGGGTAAAGCTCCAAATGATAATATGTTTGAAAATGTAATTGATTTGAATTTTAATTGCATTTACATATGTCTCTCTTTCAGTCAATTTATATAGGACAATAATAGTATAATGTTTATTTATTATGATGTCAAGAACTATTTTGCCTTTTTGTAAATTTATTTTTAAGATTATAAATACTTGCAAGAACTAGGAGATATCCAATGAAATTGCTTTTATTTTTATTATCTTTCGTATGTATACCTTTGGCAAATGATAGCATTGTTGCAAGTCAGTATTGGAACTGTAACAGATGCAATGACACAATTATTGAAAAAGTAGTCCAAAGAAAAAAATATGTTGAAGTCTATTATCAAGTGAATAAATTTCGATTGCCTACCGAACATTTCTGCAAGGTCTATAAGAAATAATCTCAAATTTCCTGATTAAGAAAATCTAAGATAATAGGAAAATTATATTGACTTATATATCTGCGAGAATTATATTAGATTTAAAAGGAGCAATAAAATGAATTACACCCAATGGTACGTCCAAAACGGAAAATTCCAGAAGCACGAGACTTGGATTTTGGACAATCTCATGTTAGAATCTTTGATGGGATCTCATGTTTATGGATGCTCAAAAGAAGACTCAGATTATGATATCATGGGAATTGTCATGCCTAAACCAGAACATCTCATGCCTCAGAACTATGGATTTATTTTAGATTTTGATCAACTTCCAAGATTTGAGCGTAAAGAATTAAAAGGAAAATTCAAAAGAGTAGAGATAGGTAAGCAATCAGTCGAAGCAGAATGGATATCTCTCATAGAATTCTTTGTCATGGCTGGCCTAAAAGGATCTCCTAACCTCATAGAAATCTTATTCACAAAACCAAATTTCATAACAGTTGGAACGAAGATTGGGCATTATTTAAGAGATCAAAGAAGAAAATTTCTCTCCATGAAAACATACCATAGCTTTCGTGGATATTCCGCCTCCCAAATGCACAGAGTCAGACAGAGAAATCCAGAGACTCTTGAAAGAAAAGAAATGGTAGAAAAGTACGGTTATGATCTGAAGATGGTTTACCACATTTTTCGACTGTTGGATAATCTTGACCAACTTCTGACAATTAATGATATCGACCTCATGAGAAACAAAGAAGAATCCAAGATTATAAGAGCAGGAGAATTCGGTCCAATGGAATATGTGGAATCAGAATATCAAAGAAGAATGGCAAAATTAGATGATCTTGTTGTCAAATGCAATCTTTTCCAACTTCCAAATCAACCAGAACTCAAAATGCTCTTATCCGAAATATTGGAAGAGCACTTTGGATCTTTGAGTAATTTCAGTAATAATGCCAGTAAAGTCGGATCTGAGTTCATCTCTTGCTCCGATGTCATGGCAGAACTGAAAGACCTCAAAGAAGAAGTATCTAAAATTCCCAAAAGTGAGAAAGTGCTGAAATAACGCAAATTTAAAAGAACTGCTATTTATAAGGCTTTTAGAGCCTACAATCGTCTCAAATGGTCTCAGAGTACTTTGGTATAGGTAGGACTGCGATCTGCCTTTAGGCTTCGTTTATTCTATTGTTTTGTTCTATCCCTGGAGAAAATCTGAGTGCTTTGATCGGACTAAAAGACCTTGGATTTTGGGTTTAAGAGCTTCGACAGTTAAATAAAATTTCAAATCTTGGAGAACTAATATAGATTATATATTAAGATATTAAGATTATATAAGAATTAAATAAGTAAAGAAATAAAATAGGGGAAATTCTTATTTGTCAAGGAATTCATAGTTTACTAAGTTTATAAACTATGATCTACTTAACGAGTTTTAACGCTACGCTTGTGGTCTTCGGTAGTAACCTCGACTTCTTTGTTTTTTTAAATTCCTTTTGTTGATGTTGTGAATTAATTCTCTATCCTATCTTATCAAAATACCAGACTTATATATATATATATATTAGGTAACCAATAATTTTAATGAAAGGTTGTTTATGTCTTCAATTGCGGATTTAGAAAAAGAACTTATTCCCGACCTCGAAATCAATGAAGAAAATATGCAGCAAAAATCACTTATGTTAGGCAAGCTTTATTACAAATACCTAAAAATCCTCACAACAGAGAAACTCAAACAAGATAAAAGAGAACAGAGCAGATTAGATCAATACAAAATTCTTTATCATAATTTGCGGAGTAAAGGCTTTCAGGGATTTGAGGTTTCTAAGACTAAGAACGAAATTGAAACCTATATGTGCATGGATGAAAAATATAGAGAAATAGAAAAAGAAATATCACAAAATCAACATATCATAGATTATCTCGAAGATGTGTTAGATCAAATAAATAGAGTTTCTTTCAACATAAAAAATTGGATAGATATTCAACGACTAAAACTAGGTCTTGTCTAAATGGCAGATGTAATAATAAATAAATTAAACGAAGTATTTCTACAATTGGAAGTATCTAATGATATTGCTATGGAGATTCATTCTGCGTTTTCTGTTATGGTTCCGGGCTTTCGCTTTATGCCCCTATACAAAGCACATCTCTGGTCTGGTTCTACTTCATTCTTTGAGTTTAATTCCTTCAAGATTGGCATTGGATTCTTGCCTAAACTTTTACAATTCTGCCAATCTTTCAACTACACATATGAATTAAAATTTGATGAATCTTCTTTAAAAAATAAAATTACAGATGAAGAAATAACAGAATTCTTGAAGACAATATTACCTCCTGAAAGTAAATATAAATTGCGAGATTATCAAGAAAAAGCTCTAAGAGAAATGTTAAAAAGCAAAAAATGCCTCGTTGAAATGCCAACTGGTTCAGGTAAAAGTCTTTTAATATATTGCATTGTTAAATATTTACAGATGATAGGATTTAAAGAAAAATTTGTAATAATAACTTCTTCAATAGGATTAATTTTACAGCTTCGTCAGGATTTTATTGACTATGGATTTTTGGACTTTGATGATTATTTTGGAACAATTTATTTTGATTCAACTAATAAAGATTTTTCAAAACAATTTCTTATATCAACATGGCAGACATTACATAAAATGCCACAAAATTATTTAAGTCTATTTGGTGCATTTTTAATTGATGAAGTTCACGAATCGACATTTAAGAGCAAAGTTCTGGTGGATGTGTTAGCTAAATTAAATAGGGCTTCTTGGAGAATAGGAACAACAGGCACACTTCCAAGATCAGTACAAATTAATATGATGTCTTTGATCGGATACATAGGAAGAATAGTTTCAACTGTCACATCATCTGAGCTTATTAAAAAAGGAGTTCTTGCAAAAGTTCAAGTAGTAAATGTTATATTGAAGTATCCTGAAAGTTTAATTGAAAAGTCAGGAATTTATAATGATGAGGTTGAAAAAATTATTCATTATCCAGATCGTAACAAGATATTCAAATACATTGTTGATCGTGTTGGAGAAAAAAAGAACATTCTAATTCTTGTACAACGCATAGAACATCTTAGAAACATTAGAGAATATCTTCAGAGAGAATTTTCTACTAAGAATATTTATGAGATCTACAATAAAATAGAAGGAGATGAGAGAGAACGAATAAGAAAAATAGTAAATGTAAATCAAGGATCTATTATTGTAGCTACTTTTAAAACATGTTCCGTAGGCATAAATATTCCAAATCTCAGCGTAGTTATTTTCGGCAGTTCTTATAAAAGCTCACAGGTCGTAATTCAGGCGATTGGACGCGGAATTAGAAAGACAGAAATAAAAAACAACATGACACTCTTTGACATTGTAGATAGTTTGTGTTGGGAAAAGCGTGGGGGGGCAATAGGAACTAATTATTTATATGATCATTTTTTAGAACGTCTTAAAATATATAGAACACAAGGATTTCCATATAAGAACATCCAATTGAATATTTCTGATTTATAACAGTTACTAAAATTATAAATACTAATAGAAGAGCTATCTAAGAACATTAATGAAAGGAATTATAGATATGAAAAGTCTTAAAGAAAAAGAAGAAATCGGATTGTCCTCAAAGATGGATACTGAAATAAATTCTCAAACTGCAATGGCTACAAAAGAGAAGACTCCGGAGATTGCTGCGATGGATACAAGTAAGGCTCCTCTTTTGGATATTTACGCATCCGGAAAGACCTTTGAGATCTCTGATAATTCAAAAATCTACATGGCCGTAAAGCTAGTCAAAGACATAATCGACAGGCAATTCTTCAACCAACAGAAAACTACATTGTCCTTTCAGTTTTCTATAGATGTCAAAAAACACCAAGTTGCCTTTGATATCTCAGTCAACAACAACCAGCTTGAAGATGATCCTTTGATTCAATTGGAAAAACTCGCAGACATTCTGACAAATCGAATTAATCTTTATTTTGATGACTCAGTTGATGTTGCGAGGGAAATTAAACCAATACTTACAACCGATGACACGACAATGGATAATTATGGAAGAACTCTTTTGAGGATCACAGTTACAGAAAAGACCAAAGTATAGGAGAAGAATATGCCAGAATCTTCAGGACATATTTTCACTAAAAGATTTTGGAACAAGGGAAGAATTGTGTGGGGGTTTATAATTGGACTCTGTACGATTATTCCAGTCACATGTGGATCATTTTATACATTATCAAGATGGGCAGATGAACAAATTATATCTCCTTATGTTAAATGTAAAGTAGATTCCACTTGTATTAAATTGACGGACCCTTTGAAAGAAGATATAAAAACCATGATCATAGACGTAAAGTTTACAAGAAAATGTTTAGAGGAAATTACACCGGTTCCAATTAAAGACAAAGTAAGGAGTCAAATGTTTGTTGATTCTTTGCTAGATAATAAATATCACACCCGATAAAAACCTTAAAGAAAGTAGGATTAATATGGCAGAAGAAGTTAAAGAATCAAAACTCGATGTTCTCAAACAAGCAATAACAGATTTCGTAAATGCTGATGTTAATGATTTACGGGATACTACAAAGAAATCTGAGTTCTTGGATGCATTCAAAACAATTCTCAAGTCTGAAGATTCTGGTGTTTATTCATGGTTAGAGAAAGTTCTGCCAGCAATGAAAACAGAAGCAGATAAACTCGGAATTACTGTTGATGCTAAGGAAGAGTTTGAACCTGAGTCTGAGGAAGCAACTGAAACTCCGACTGCAGAAGAAACTCCAGAGGAAACTCCCGAAGAGACGACTGAAGAAGTTCCTGCTGAAGAGAATACAGAACCAGAAGTAAAGACAGAATCCGTACAAATGACTCGTGGTGAATTTCTTGTAGAGGTAGCAAATAACTTTATAGATTAATAGTACACCTTATCAACCTTACATCAAAACACGGCATGTAATTAACTGGATAAGATACTGTACTATTTTTTACATTGAAGAAGGAGTTCTGTTATGGTCTCAAAGTCATTTTTAGAGTTCTTAGATGCTCATGAGAAGAAGCTTGAAGATTTTATTAGAGAAGAAGAATCTGAGGTCCTTGAAGAAGAAATTGTTGTAGAACCTGTCAGAGTTATTAAAAAGACATTTCCTACAAAAGTTATTCAAAAACCTCAGATGAAGACTCCTCCTATTAAAGAATCTTCTAATGCTCCATTTTCTTTTTGTACTTCATGCGGAAAAAAGATTCCTGATAATATAATGGGCAAATTTTGTTGCTATTGCGGAAAAGAAACTGTAATGAGAACTGATAGTAAAAATAAGATTGCTGTGAAGTCTAATAGTATCTCTGAGAATGTAAATTATGCTGCAAATATTTTAGATGAAGAGAATCCAATGACTGAGAGTAGATTGATAACGTACTTAGAGAAAAATCCTGTGAAGAATCCTATTTCTGAAATGTTGAAAGCAAATAGAAGTAAAGGGCAAGAATCACAGACAGTAATATCGGAAAATGCTGATAGAGCCAGTGAGCTTTTAGACGGAACTTCTGATGTTGGAGGAGTAAAATTATTAGAGATGCCAGATTTTTCTAAGTTCATGCCTCCGAAAGAAACTGTAAAAGTAATTCAAGAAGCAGAAGTAATACAGAATCTTCCTATGGCTCCTTCAAATACTCAGATTAATGATCCTAATGTAGAAGCACAACTCAGATCACTTGGATTGATTTAATTTACTTATAGGAGAAGATAGATGGATTTACAAACATTAAGTGGAAGTGTTGTTAATGGGGATGGTTCTTATTGTTCTAATGTTGTTATAATTGCAGAACCATCGGAACCAGGAGCAATTGTAAGTGGTAGTGAACTTTCTAATATGAAATTTACTACTATTACTACATCAGCAGGAACATTCTCATTTAGTCTAATAAAAGGTGCAGAATTCAAAATATCAGAGCAATATAATGGAAAAACATTCTTCGTTAAAAATATTATAGTCTCTGATGATGCTGCAAGAAATATTAGCGACTATGAGGATGCTTAGATGATTCCAAGTTACTTAGATTATTCGAGCGTACCAAATAATTTCTTTGTAAAATCTAAGAGAGCAGATGGGAGTGACCCTTACGCAAATGAGAGAAATTTGTTTAGTTCTTTGATTTGTGAAAGTTATAATAAATTTGGAGTCACAATGACTTATTATGTGGTCTCTTTTAATTTATCTGCGGATCGTTTGAACGGAGAAGATAATGATAGAAGTATTATTCGTAAATTTGACTTTATGGCATATTATCAACTTCCAAAAGAAGATAGACTGTTTAGTAAGTTTGGGATCGAGGGGCTAGATCAGTTTAGTGTTTTTGTAAGTAAGCTTCATTTTAATACTGCGAGTAAGTTCGATTTCTCTAAGGAAAATCCTGAAGCAAATGATGCATACATGCCCAAAATTGGAGATATAATTTTAGCACAATATAATAATTCTTTGCTAGAGATAACAGATGTAAAAGAAGAGACTGGAATGTTCCTATTGTCAAAACAGCACATATTTGAATTCATTTGTCGCCCATATCGGGATGAGCATCTTAATTTATTGGCTTCTACTTCTGCGGATATGGTAGCAATATCTCCTTTTGTTGATAAAGAAGACCCGTTCGATATTAAAAATTTTATATTGAGTGCAGCACCAAATATTGAGTATGTCCCTCCGAGTACAGAAAAACCTTCAGATGAATTTTGGAATACATAGGAAAATAATATTATGAAAATTTGCAGTAAATGTAAGAGGGAATTAGACGAGAGTAACTTTTACAAAAATAAAAATAAAAAAGATGGACTGTGCGCTGAATGTAAAGATTGTACAAAAGAATATGGTAAAAAATATTTCCAAACATATAGAAAACACGGAAAGAAGGTCAGTGATAATCTTATAGAATCAACTTTCAGAATTTGTAAAAAATGCGGCGCAGAAAAAAATATAGAAGAGTTTGTGTTGAATAAAAATTGTAGTTTTGGAAGAGAATACACATGCAAGTGTTGTCGCAAAGAAAAATTCAAAAATTATGGAAAAGAATATAGAAAAAATAATAAAGAAAAAATAAAAATATATTATGATAAACATTATAAAGAAAACAACGAAGAAATAAAGAAAAGAAGCAGAGAACAATATGATGAAAAAATAAAAAATCCAGTAACAAGAGCAAAATATAGAAATCATAAAAAAGAATACAGATTAAAAAATCCGGGGTATAATAAAAATTATTACTTAAATAACAAAGAAAAAATAGAGGAAACAAATAAAAAATATTTACACGCACATAGAAAAGAATGCAACGCTAGACAATTAAAATATATAAAAGCAAGAAATAAAACAGATGCTTCTTTTAGAATAAAAGGATTGTTAAGAAGTAGAATATTAAAGGTAATTAAAGGGCATTCAAAATCAGCACATACTATGGAATTAATTGGGTGTACTATAGAATTTTTAATGAACTATCTGCAACAAACAGCAATAAACAATGGTTATGGTGATTTTGATATAAACGATTTTAATAGTAAAATTTTTAATATAGATCATATTATTCCTTGTTCTTTATTTCATTTGGACAAACAGACACATCAATTTCTCTGTTTTAATTGGAGCAATCTTCAGATATTGACTGCCTTAGAGAACGATTCCAAAAAAGCAAAATTAGACTTTAGACTGCTCAAAGAGTTCTCTAATGATTCTCCAAGTCTCCAAATCTCTCAAGGTTTTCCATTTCATAATTTAAAGGACACTAAAATGCAAAATCCAATTGACTTTAAGGTTGATCAAATCACAGCAGAGAATGAAAAGTTTATTAAAGAAGAAATAAATAGAATTAACAAAGAAATTAAATCCTCTAAGGAACATCTTGGAGAAATAGAACAAATCAAGTTAGCAGCATAATGTTAAGTTATAAATATAAGTAACAAATAGGAGAAATTTAATTATGAATATCAGTGCTTTGAATTCTGCAGGAGAGAGCGTAAATATTGTAAGTATAGTTCCGAATGGCTGTCAGATTTATGTAAGTTACTTGGATTCATCTAATAATCTTAAAGTTGATAGATTATTTTTGTCAGGTAATAATGATATAATCGCTACAAGTGCTTCAATAGTCGCATAAGAAAAGGGCAAAAGTGGACAGAGTAAAAGACAATAGCAACCTTGACGCAATTATTACTTGGATCTTCCTCAAAAAGATGTGTTCTCCTATTGTCAAGACACCAGCATATCTTTTAGGAATTGTGAATGCGAGTGGCAAAAAAATAAAAAATCCAAGTACAGAAGAAGAAAAAATAGCTTATACGACACTTGATGAAATAATTTATTGGATCAAGAGAAACCTAGGTGGAAAAATATCGGTGCTTAATCAATTTCTCTATACAATTACTTCAGGGAATTCATTTTACAATAAGTTGCTGGCTGTAGGAAACGTAGAAACTCGTGCGGAAATTATAAGAATCAAAAAAGATATCTCACGTCTCTCAGAATCTTTAGGATATACTACAGAGGGACTTTTAAAAATGATGATTGCAGACGAAGTAGAAATATTAAACGAATCAAAAGTAAAGGACTAACACAATGCCATCAGAAACTATTATAAAGCTCGGCCAGTTATCAAAGAAATCTCCTCAGTCTGTAGAGCAAACATATAATTCTCTAATGGATCAGATGAAAAAATCCAATTCAATCTACAAGAGATACGAACAACAAAAAGACCCTCTTCAAAAAAATAAATTGTACGGGGAATTTATGGCATCTTTTATGCTTGAATTAAAAAAGAAACTTGGAATACAAAAAGATCTGCAAGTAGAAGATGTCGGAGGAATAAATACAGGCAATATGGGATCAGCAACAACGGCAACAGGAGAGAAAGCACCTTATGGAAGTTCTGCAATTTATGCATCAAAGATGGGAATGGTGAGCAGAGCAGGAAGTATTAAAAAGAATAAGAAGAAAAAGAAACATATAAGAGAATCAGAAGAATATATAAACAATCTCTTGATGAAAGGTAATTAATCCAATGTCATCTTTTTCATTAGCATCATTGTTCTCTAAGAATCGTTTCTCTCAGTTCTTCTCAAAAGGAAGAGAACACGAGGATATACAGAAGCAACAAATCCTCAAAAATGCACAAGGCGTAGATCAGTCTGAGTTGGATAGGTCCTCTTTCTTCTCCAATGATTATATGTCAGATCCTCAGAGTACTATCACATATCTTGGAACTTCCTTTGAGCAATATCTTGGTAATAAAGTTTCTCGTATACTGAAATACCGGGAAATGCAAAATTATCCTCTTATTGGCGAAAGCATTGAGAATATTTGTGATGAGGCAATTGTAGATAATCCAACTGGTGATGTGATGTCTTTGCATATTACAGAGGAAATTCCCGAACACATTGATGAACAACTTAGAGAAGAATGGCATTATTTACTCCATGATGTGTTCCAAGTCAATGAGAGGTCATGGGACTTCTTTAAGAAATTTATGATTGATGGTGAACTTTATATTGAATTAATTTTAGATTCCACAGGCAAAAACATCATAGGAATTAAAATTCTGCCCTCTCATACTATGATGCCGGTCTTTGAAGCAGGGGAGATTGTTTCTTATATTCAAACTAAAAAAGGAATCAATAACAGCACTGGCATAAACTCCAATAATGAACAAGAAGAAACTGTAACTGTATTTGATAAGAGCCAAGTAGTTTATATTAATTATGGAAATGTTGGAGACAATGCCCTTGATGTTAGAGGATACTTGGATTCTGCTATTAGAGTCTATAATCAACTTAAAATTTTGGAAGATTCTTTAGTTGTGTATAGACTTTGTTTAGATAGTGAATCTCGTGTAAGAACATCTAATGGTTACAAATATATTAAAGATATTGAAATTGGAGAAATTGTTTATACCTATTCGACTGATGGTAAAACTGAAAGAACAGAAGTCACTAATAAATGGAACAATGGAAAAAAGCAAACAGTTAAAATACGTTCAAGACACAATGAAATTATATGCACTCTTGACCATCCTATTTTAGTAAAAGATGTTGAGACAGGTAAGATTGATTATGTAGAAGCTGGAGAATTAGAAGTAAAGAAACACCAACTTGTTAATGCATCAAAGAACATTGTAGAAGATGAAGTAAAGGTTAAAATTCCTCGGATAATTGGAGAAGAAGTTGCGTGTCTTTCTGAAGAAGGAAAAAAACAATTTAAAAACATAAAAATTAAACGGACGGATTATTTTAAAGCAGGTGGAGGCAAAAAAGAAATATTAAAGGAAATATATAACGAATTAATAAAAAATCGAAATTATAAAGGAAGTTATAGAAATATAAAGAATTTCTTTTATAATAAAAAATATTATTTATCTATTGATCTTGCTGAAATTTGTTGTGAGAAGATGGGATTGGATAAATCTGTTTTATATAAAAAAAATAAATATGAATTTAATTCTGAAAGAATTAATCTTCCAGAATATATTGATGAAGATTTTGCCCGACTTTTTGGATTTCTTTTGGGAGATGGATGTATAGGAAAACATTCAGTACAGTTTGCTGAAGGTGAACACGAAGATGTTAATAAAAGATATTCTGAATTATTAACTAAATATTTTGGAAGATGCACAAGACAAAACCACAAAAACAAAAAATATACTGGTTATATAGTTAATTCAATATTTGCTGCTGATTTATTTAAAAATTTAGGATATATTAAGGGATGTAAAAAGAAGAGAATTCCTGAATGGGCATTTTCTGCAAGTAAAAGTATTCGTCAAGCTCTTGTAGAAGGATTTTCTGATGCTGATGGATGTGAAAGAAAAACAAAAGCAGGAAATTGGTATTCTGTAATAAGTATAGTAAATAAAAAACTAATTGAGGATATTAAAGAGTTGTGGTCATCTATTGGTTTGTCAAGTGGTAAAATAGTCCACAGATTTTTAAAAGAATATTATTGTAAAAGTATAGGGGCAACTTTTTGTGCTTCTGAATGTTGGTATCTTGAAATCTCTAAATTTCCTCTTGATGATTATGAAAATGTTATAGAAATTGAACAAATTGGAGAAAGAGAAGTTTTTGATATTGAAGTAAAATCTAATAATCAAAATTTCATAGTTAATAATACCATAGTACACAACTGTCGAGCGCCCATGCGTAGGATATGGAACATCTTTACAAATAATATGCCACAAGGAAAAGCAATTGAATATATCAAGGGTCTCCAGCAAAAATACAAGAAGAAAATAGTTTACAATTCAGAAACAGGGGCAACGGACTCCACAGCAAATATCATGGCATTGACAGAAGATTATTGGTTCAGCACCAACGGAGAAGGGCAGGGGTCTACTGTTACAACATTAGAAGGCACATCAACATTCCTCCAAGACTTAGATGACTTGAAGTGGATCAGAGAAAGCCTATACAAAGCATTAAAGATTCCAAATTCTCGCTGGAGTGATCCTACAAGTCAAACATATAATGTCGGCCATTCCTCAGAGATCACAAGAGAAGAAGTTAAGTTTACTAAGTTTGTTGAGAGACTTCAAAGACGATTCAAGTTTCTCTTCCTTGATGCTTTCATAACTCAGCTTAGATTGAAGGGCTTTGACCAGACTTATACTACTCTGAGATTATATGATGTTCAGTTTACAAAATCAAATCTCTTCAAGGAATACAGAGAACTTGAAATGACTAATACTAAATTGACAACTCTGACTACTGCGAAGGATTTGATATACTCTGAGGAAAATCCGAGTGGTATATTTGCTTTGGAGTATGTGATGAAAAATATGGTCCTGATGTCAGATGAGCAATGGAATGAGAATAAGGAAATGTTAGATTCTCTTAAAGGAAATAAAAAGATAGAGAAGAAAGAAAAAGTCGAACCAAAGGAAGAAACTACTCCTACTGAAACTCCTACGACTACTCCAGAAGCAAATACAGGAGGAGCAGAAACAACACCAGAGACAGAGGAAGTTGCAGCACCGACACAAGAACAAGAAATCGCACAGGCAGTAGAATCAATTCCTGCTGAGTCAAGAACAATGAAGGGCGCGATTCTCTCAGAGTGGTTTAAAAGATATAAGCAAACCAGTTCCTAAAGAATTAAAAAAATTATAAATACTAATAAGACATTAACTTAAAGGAATTAATATTATGGCTAAAGAATATTGGAACATTGTTTTTATGCAAGATGAAGCAGCCGACGAAGCAATGAAAATTCTTGAAGACAATGGAGAAGAAGCAGCATTAGAGCATTTAAAGCAATGGGATATGGGTGGAGAGAGCGAAATAGATAAAACAGATCAGGCTTGGGGATTGCGAGATGATACTTATATGAGTGGTGAATATGTTATGTCTTATAATAAAGGTTTAGGATATATCGGATTAGCAAGAGAAGTTAAAGATGAACAAGAAGAATATCAGAACTATCAGTCAGAACTAAGAAAAGAAATGGAAAGAAAGAAACAAACAGAAAGCAAAACTAATATGAAATCTAAAACACTCGTAGAATCCGCTCAGAGATGGTTGGATGAGGATGTTATTAAAGAAGCCAACGAATCAAATGTAAAGCTCTTTGTAAAGCATATGATCAAAGAAGTTGCAGAGGATAATTACGAGCAGGGTGAAATTGGAAAAAGAAAACTTGTAGCAGATGAGAAAATTGGAAAGAAGTTTGATTCCTTTGATGACTTTAAGAAATATGCTGAGAAGATGTGGTACTTTATAGATGCTGAGAATGCTTGGGTTGTTATTGATAATCGGATACTCTACGATAGACTTGAAGACGATGAAGGAAATGTTATAGAAACTTCTGATGTTGCATATAGGGAATTTAAAGAAGGCAAGAGAAATCTATGGTCTGCTTCTTATGATTTCGTTGTTGAATTGATCGCAGAAGTTAAGACAGATGAAGACTCAATTAGAGAATTTACTGGAATAAAAAATTAACTAAGGAGAGATTACATGTCAGATTTTAATTTGATTAAGACGGTCCTTGATAACAATTTAGTAGACCTTAAAGATTACTGCGAGAAGAACATCACAAAGCATGTCAACAATCGTATTTCAGATGCAAAAATTAAAGTTCTCGCAGGAATTAATAATGTTTCAGTAGAGCAGATGGCAGAACAAATGGCAGTAGCAGCATCACAGGACTCCAAGTAACTTGCATAATCTCAGAGATCAATTGGTAGATTTTTCTGTTACTGCTTTTACTTTTACTGGGAGTTCTGAGAGAGCATTTGAAGTAAGTCTGATTGGTGATGCAAGTGCTTGGATTGATGTCTGTGAGGAATATGCGAGAGAGATTGATAACTTAGAGAATCTGCGAACTACAATAAGAGATGGAATAGATAAGGAAATATAACAATGAAATTAATACGCGAATTTGTCTCAATAAACGATCTTGAAATAATCAAAGAAGATACTGGAGAATCAACAGGATGTCAGAACAGCCCCAAAAAACAAAACTATTATTTCAAGGGCCCTTTCATGTGTGCAGAATCTATTAATTTAAATTCCCGTAAATATCCAAGAAAAGTTTTAGAAAAAGCAGTTAAAGTTTATAATGAAGAATATGTAAAGAAAGGAAGAGCAGTTTCAGAGCTAGATCATCCGGAAACAGCTACAATAAATCTTAAAAACGTTTCGCATGTAATAACAGACTTGGGATTTAAAGATGAAAAAGACAATCATGTTTATGGAAAAGCGAGGCTGTTAGATCCTGCTTATTTTCCGGCCGCGATGATTGCCCTCGGTTTTATAAAAGAAGGTATTATTTTAGGAATTTCGTCTCGTGCCGTGGGGACGCTTACACAGGGCATTGTTGGAGATGACTTAACTATTATTGGAGTTGATTTATGCCTGTCGCCCAGCGGGCCTGATTGCTTTGTGGAGGGCATATTGGAGTCTAAGGAATTCGTTAAAGAGGGCAATCTTATAGTAGAATGTGCAGTAAAGAATCTCAAAGATAAAGTAGACAAGAAATATTCATCAAAGGACTCACAGCAGAACTTAAAGTATCTCTTAGACTTCCTACAAGACATTCAAACAAAGAAATAATTATGAATCAAGTATTAGACTATATCAACAAAATTCTCCAAGAAGACGTTTATTATAGAGATGATTATGATGCTAATGAATTTTATATAGAGAAATTTAATGGAAGTGTTGAAAGAACTTTAAATGATGTAGTTGAAGGAAAAGTAAAGAGACAGCCTTGGTATCCTATTAAATTAGATAGAATAAAAAAGATATGGCAAGATTATACAAGGACAGGAACAATAAGAGATGAAAGTGGAGTAGATGAAATCTCTGATGATATTGTAGAAATTGTAGCAGCATTGGATGCAAATACAGTTTTAGGAGGACATACATCACAAGATCCTAAAAGTCTATGGGAAGAAAACGAAATTGAATGGACAGAAGAAAGAGATGAAAGATTAACTGAATATTTGACAGATGAAACAGGAGCTTGGAGATTATCAGATTACGGATTAGATAAGCTTAAAGATTTAGCAATAAAATTAATGCAAGCAAAGACAGCGGAAGAAAAAGTTTTAATTATAGATCAAATATTAAACATAACTCATCAAAGATCAGATTTAGCAGCGATGATTGTAGTTGGTGGAAGAAATGCTTTGGACGAATTATCTGGAAATATAAAATAAAAAATTCAATTAGGAGAAAAATATTATGGTAGAACTTTTAGAAGCAGAAGATTACATAAATGGCAAGATGAAAAAGACAATCCAAGAATCTGAAATAGAAGAATCATTAGAACCAACAGGAGAACAAATTGCAGCGAATGCCATAAGAGCTATGTTTTTCTCTAAGCAATATAACAAGAAAGTCCCAGTCAAAGACATCAATGTAATCTTGTCCTCTAAGCAATGGGATAGAGCATATGGTAGTAAAAATGTTGTAGAAGCTTGGAAGATGTTGTATAAAGATGGCTATGTCAATAAAGAAGGAAATGTATGGGTATGGGGGATTAAATTTGATGAATCACAGACTATAGAAGAAGATCTTGATATGAACACTTTTATAGTAACGGTCAAGCACGATACAGGAACAACGAAAATAAGAGTAACTGCAAAAGATGAAAAGACAGCAAAAGAAATGATAATGAAATCTGAAAGTTGTCCTGAATGTGCAATTAAAAATATTAGTAAAGTTGATAAAGAAACATCAGAGAAACAAATTAGCAAACAGATGAAAATTAAAGAATCTAAACTTGTAGAATCCGCTCAGAGATGGTTAGATGAAGACGAAATCCAAGAAGCTTCTCCGACTTTCCTCAAAGGTACTCACAGAACTTATGATATTCCTAATACTAATCTTACAGTCATAGGATTTGGTAGAGATCTGAACGGCAATGAAACAATCAAAGTAGCTACACCAAATGAGAGAGTCAGAAGCTTACAGACAGGAGATGTATTTAGTGGTAGAACTGTTAGGGCATTATATTGGGAAAATGAGAGTCCTGAAGCAGTAAAGAAAATCAATGCAGATATCATAGATTATGTGAGGAAATTTGAGAAAGGAATAAGACTAAAAGTAAATGAAGAAGTAACAGAATCTTTGAGTGTACCAGAGCAACATCAGAAAAATATTGCTCTGAAGACTTTGAAGATGAATAAAGTTGGAGCAAGTGTTATGGGAGGAATGAATCATAAA